GAGATGATTCTCGATGACCTACGGGGGTCACAAATCCGTCGAAAAGAACCAAATCAGTTGTTTAGCATGAAGACAGACGAATACGAAAAGGCTAGAAGAGACTTTAGTGATTCACAGGACCAGTTGGCTGCTGCGTTCTATACTCTGTCCGAAAACATTGTTCGTTATGCAAAGTTTCACCTTATTGACGAGCAGGACGCCGTTCAAGAAGGTGTAATGATTTGCTTCGAGAAAATTGACCGTTTTGACCCCGTTAAGGGGAAGGCGTTCAACTATATGACTACCTGCATCCTTAACCACTACAGGCAGTTATATCGAACCGCACGTAACTATAACGAACTCAAGAAGAAGTATCATGACTTCCTATGGCAGCAAGTTGCTCAGGTACTAGCTAGACCAAGAAATCAGCCATCTGCTAACAAAGACAAGTTTACTAGATGTTGATTAGTGGTTATAATTAGCGTAGGTTTATCAATATGGCTAAAAGCTTGATAGAGATTTTAGAACAGCAAGAGCTAATCCAGAAGCTTATCGACAAGGGGTACGGCGAGTTAGTTGATGCCCTCCTAATGAATGAGGGCAAGGTTTACACCAAGAAGGGTCGTCTCAACAAGAGCGGGGCCTGTAGAGTGTTAGGGTGGAAGACCAAGCAACTAGAAGACGCACTATTAGCTTGTCGAGAGATGCTGGACGAAGAAGCTCCCGAAGAATAGTCACTTTCTGACTAGAAACTTCCGTTTTGTAACGGGCTGAGGCAATGGTTCCTTATTAACAGGAGCCATTGCTTTTTTAGCCATTGCTGCGGGACTTCTTACTATTACGTTGGGCTTCCATATCGGGTCATGGAACTCGATATCTGGCGGGCCAGCGTCTTCTTCGTTAGCCTCTGGGTCGAAGTCTTCGAATTCCTCTTCTTCTAAGGTTTCTTGTGCATTGTCGCAATATAATGGTCCCGATGGAACCAAAACAGGGGCAGTTGCAACAATCGGGCAAAAGTCTGTTGTAAATGGCGGAAATGTTGGCACAAACGGAGTACACCACTGAGAAGGCAAGGCGCAGTCAATGAACGCCCTGTCGTATCGTAAAGTAAGGTCGCACATTACAACATCACTTTCCGCATAGTTCAAATCACCCCAATCCACTGATTCTGGCCACACATGCTCAAAAACCCATCTTTCTTGTAATACACCGCAACCATCATACAAGTGTAAAAAGGCATACGCCGCTTTGAAGCTGGGCATAGCCGCCTGGTTGAAAACATCACCCAATGAAGGGTTCCACTGACCACAAACGTCTGGGCCGGGGTCGTAGGCCCGCATAATCCATGAGAAAATAGGGTTAGACAGAGGATTGCCGCCTCCGTCGTACTTCAAAACGTCATACAACTGTAGTTGCAAAGGCTTCCATTCGGGTTTTGCAGGGTAGTAGACTGTTTCATTAAGGTGCTGAGCTTCCATCGTCTTGAATGTTAAATTCGGACGGGCCGCTTTGGATGGGGGCAGTGAGAAAACACCGTCTGCACAAATGGAAGGTATGATGAACTTCCATCGAAATTTTCTTTTGTAGCATCCTGACAACCATTCTGGTTGGTAGAAACCCATCGGTATAGCGCCATTTGGATTCATAATTTACCCTTAGATATGAAAAGAGCGAGCGATAAGAATTACCGCTCGCTCTATGTAGTTTTTTAACGGCACAGTAGCGTTATAGTCCAGGTCGTTACGAGCAAGGTACGCAAGGGCACTTCTCGACAGTACCAGTTGGGCAGTAGGTTACATACTGTACTTCGGAGTAACGCATAGTCATTTCTACGGTTACTTCTTCCGAGCTAGACATGTCAAGCTCACCGAAGTTAACAGACTGTGGCCACATATGATTGAGCAACCAACCTTCGACAGCCTGACCGCAACCATCGTAGAGATACAACTGACCCTGACCTTCATAGTCCTGCAAGTGAGAACCCATGTAAAGGGAAACAGAGTTGGTAATATCGTAGATGGACGCTAGCCAACCGAAGATGTTGTTAATCGTCGCACCACCTGCTAGCGGGCTGGCTGGAGTACCGGCCATATCGTAGTAGGTTAGCGCCATAGTCTGCCAAGCGGCCTTACCTGGAATCCAGGTCTTACCGTGCAGGTAGTTGATTTCCGTCTCTTCAATATCCAACTGAGGACGGGCACCTACCTTAACGAATTCCTGCGGTACAACTTTGGCACCGGCACAATAAGAGATACTCATTGTCCAACGGAATTTTCTTTTGTACACCAGAGAGCCACCACCCAAAGCCCCAAGGCCCATATTGATGGTTGGTCCAGTTCCTGGTAGCGAACTTAAAGTTGGCATTTGTCTTCTCCTTTTTCAATTAAGAATGTATCAGCCTTCTCACTTTGTTTATTTATACACCACTCAACGAAATAGGAACTCTATATAAACATTTTTATTGTCATTAGTTGGTTGCACACCAATCCTGGTCCTAAATTCGTTTCTTTCTGCTTGCTCTGGCGTGTCCAATTCGTTGGTTTGGATTATGTAGTCGTTAATCCCGCCGCCGTTTTTCACCTGTCCCATTACCCGTTCACAGATTTGGGCAAATTCCTCACGGAATGATTCATTGCTCATATCTACGGTCGGAGTAAGTGTATCAGCAGCGTTACGAATACGCTTCTCAACGAAGAAAAGCATCCGTCGCACGTCGATACGTCCCCTCTGCAAGGTTTTCTGACTTGAAATCATGAAACCTTCTGCATTGGCGAACGGAACAATCGCATTCACTACATTTCGGTTGTCCTTAGTTAAGTTTTGTTCCTCGTATGTCAAACGACACGATACATCCAACACACCAGAAACAATACCCCTCGTCTCCCCGGTAGGAGAAAACCAGGGTGCGGATAACGTGTCCGACCTAGCAATCGCTGCCATCACCGAACCAGATGGTGGCACCGTAACTTCTGTACGGTTATATTGGTCCCTGATTTGCAACCAGGGCCAGAACATAGCGGCAAAGTCAGACTTCCAATGAATGTCGTTTTCGTACTTACCCCTCTGCCACAAAGAGCTTTCAAGGTAAGATAATCCAACCGGAGAATCAATAATGGCTAAACAGTCACGACGACTCTCACATACATCCAAAAGACTTGCTATTACCTGCGTCGAGGAGCAACCTGGAACAGCGATAAGGTCAATATCCACCTGCTCAGGTTCTGAAAAGGCATACACACCAGACAATTCTTCTTTACTACCAGCTAACAAAATATCACGCTCATCCGGGTCGGTCGGAATTCCGTCATTGCCCCCGTTTAGTGAATAAATGCCATTCTGCGGTAATTTAGAAGTAGCTGCACTGCTTACCCTAATCCAGTCAGATACCAGTTCGATGAAACTCTCAACGTAGTATTTGCTATTTTGCTTTTTAGTAAGCTGACTCCATGACTCAACCTGCACGCCGTTGTGGAACACATTCAACGTGAAAGTTTCTGCCATCTCATCAGTCATTACAACAACTCGGGTATCATTCCCTTCCACGCCAGGACTGTCTGCCTGAATTATTAAAGACACTTCGCCCGCTTCATCCAAAACTAGCACACTGGCCGTCTTGCTCAAACTTGCGTCAGCGACTCTAACGATAAGGACTTCCGGTAATGTTAATAGGGCTTGCTCTGCACCATATATCAGATGAGATTCACCTGACTCTGGATGAGGGTATCCAAACGACGAATGCAATTCTTGCACTGTACGCACCGACGTTACGGCGTTAACAGCCCCCTTGCTGGCAAATCCAACCAAGGCTCCCTTGTGGCAGCTTGGACGAACCTCACCAGTGATTTCAACTGGCATGCCAGGGTCTAGTGCATTCGATGGCGGAAAACCTCTCAAAATTGCCATATATTTGCCCGATGCATTCCTGTGGTAAAGGTACTAACTTTTTACAGCCTCTTCTAATTTGCCGATTACATCTTGTACGTCTGCTGCGAGTTGAGTTACCAGGTTTGACCCTTCAAACTTATATCGGGTAATCGGCTGAGGGATATAAGTCTTGGCGGTCATTGTTAACTGGTATTTGAACACTCTCAACTTAATATCACCAGGCTCTGTGTCTAAGTTATTAGCTTGACCATCTAGCGTGACAATAATTTCCCAGTAGACGCCTCTGACCCTTATATAGGCAACAGGGGAGAATTTTAACCAGATTTGCTCCAGGATTTGGTTCATGTCCTCCTGGTACAAAGTCCACAAATACAAGGTGTAAGATACATTCACAGGGATACCACGGGTTACGCCAAACACGGTGTCCTTCTCGAACTTCTCTTGCTGCGTAAATCCGTAACCGAAAGCAGGGTTCAGCCAACTCAGATAGCTCTGCGCCTTCTGGTATGTGAAGCGGCTCAAGTCCATGTCAGCGCCCGAAGAGATAATTGACATCATCGGGAGCTTAATGCGGTCCACCACCAAACTGTTGTCCTTACGCACGTTGTCCTGTAACAACGCCGCTACTGCCTTCTCCTGTGTTCCCCAAATGATAGGAACGATGTGAGCCTTGCCGTCCTCATCTAAGACTACGACATTGCGGAACAAGTCCACCATAGCCTCATCACAACCCCTGAGCGCCTTTGAGTAACGATAGATGACCTCTCTGTTGGGGTTCTCTAAGCTGTCGATGATTTGGCCCGTCATTAGCGGGTCACAGTTGGCATGCTGACCGATGCCTAGTTTCTTCTTCGTCGGCGGGATTCGCCATGCTTCGGGTGGGTTAGTGGCCACATGCTTCTGTGTGCCCATACCGCCATCGTTACCGCAGTATTGCTCTACTGGGTCAATGTTTTTGCTGTTTTCCAAGCCAGAAGGTTCTTGACACTGACTGCTCAGCGACGGCTCCTGGTTTAGGTCTTTCATGTTAGTCATATCTGCTCCTGACAAGGTGTGTGTATTTTTTGGACGTAAAAAAGAAATTGTTCTTCGGTTAAGTCCCACTTCATAGTGTTAATTGCCTTATGTACCCATTGCAAGTTGGACAATTCATTTGTGCCGCCTAGTTTCTTTGGAATCCTGTGGTCTAAAGAAGCGTTTAGTCCAATGGTAATAGGCTCTTTAAGATATGGGCATTTGCCGTTTTGTTGGTCAAATAAATCGAGAAGTTCTTTCCATCGTTTTCTATCTTCCCAAACGTCATAAGCTAAACATTTTAGTGTGCAAACTAGGCAATTTTTTAACAGATGTATTGACGGAGACTTGCCACATCTAACACAGACTTTGTTCTTAATCCTTTCTTTTCTTGCCCTACTTACTAACGACTTGTATGTCTCATAACATTGCTCGCATAAACCGCCTTTGCCATTGGCCGGTTTTTGACATTCTGTGCATAATCCGGTTCGTCTTCTTAATTCACGTCTTTTCCTTCGTCTGTTATTAGACTTGTCGGTGCATTCCTGGCACCATGCTTTTCCGGGAATTGGCTTGTTTTTTCCACAGGGACATAAGCCATTTAACTTGTGTTTATCCCTCCACTTTTTCTCCCTTGCTTTTTTCAATATTAGTGATTGTCCTTGATATTTGCGATTTCTCATACTACTATATAGTGTAGACTGCATTTTTTAAGGTACACAATGCCAGAAACACTAGAAGTTAAGTATCGTTGTTGGTATAAGGGTGTTCCTCCAAGGCCAACTAAATTGGTAATTCCAGGGTGGGCGGGCGATTCACATGGTCATTCAGATGGTGACAAACCTCAACCTTGGCATTGTGTCCCATTTATAGAAGGTGCTACTTATCCATTAGAATTGATTTATCCCTTCGACACCGAATGTGTCGTCAATAATGTCGATGGGAAACTTTCTTTCCAAGGAGATTTCGAGCCAGAACGACCCGCCGATGACCCTGACTGGCCTCCTTTCAAAGCATTCGCCCCAGGGCACTACGGCATGACCTCTTCACTAGACATCGAGCCGCCCGAAGGTTACGTCATCCGAACCGAATGCCATCCACGTTACTTTACCGATACCACCTATAGCACCCCTTGTATGCTCCCTGGTCACATCCAAGGCGAATGGTGGCCCCGCATCTTCTTCGTCGTCTTCAAAGCTCCTCCTCCCGGACTACCCCATGTCTTTCGCAAAGGAGAACCCTATGGCCAGTTGCTCATTGTTCCCCGCAAAGTAACTTACGATGTGAAGGAGATGGAATACGAGGAAGCTAGGCTAAGGGCGAAGATGGATGGGGCGATTGGCAGTTGCCGGAACCAGATAGCCGAAAACATCTGGACAGACAACGAAGGCGGCGGTTTCGATGATAAGTACAAGTGCCTGGCAAGGGTTTTCCAGAAGGGCGGCTACCCTGCTGTCGAACAACACCTGAATAACGCCCGTCGTCAGCAGGCTGAGGAAATGAAAAAGAAGATGGAAGCCGTTAATCAGCACATGAAGCTGATAGATAAGGCATGAATTTCAAACTTTGGCTAGAGGCCGACGAAACACACCCGTTTGAGACATGGCACAAAGAGTACACAGACTCAAGGGATGCCGAACGCAAGCGTAGAAGTGGCTTTGAGTATCGTCGCTACAGGAACCTCCCTCACCCGCCTGAGCCAGCAGTTAGCACTGAAACATTAAGGAAAGACCCAAGAGTGCAAAACCTAGAAGTGGTAGATGTACTAAGTCTTTACAATTTCAGTAGTGGTGCGCATAGTTGGGGCGACGAGCCAGATATTCCGGCAAGCGACCCTGCTCATGGGGCTGAGTGGGAAATCCTGATAGATGGTGCCACTGAGAAAAAACTAATAGGCAGACCAGCTTTTGTGGCAGACGATAGTGGTGGTTCTTTTCATGAACGATGGCTAAACATTAAAGTCTGTGTCATCGTTGATGAGTTGGCTGTTAACAATGAAATTGCTGATTACTACACCTATCCAAGCTACAAAGTTAACCACATCATAAAGACATTCAGGTTTGAATCGCTGGCCAAAACTGCTGAAATTGTTGAGGAGCTAGAGCCTAATCTGCCGCCCCCAAACAAAGAAGGAGAGTCCAGAGAAGACTACTGGAAGAGAATCATGGGCAGCGTGGACCAAACTCCCCCGCCTGACCCCACTGGTTATAACCCATCGGACGATTACTACAAACGTTAATTGAAGGTCTGAACAATTTTCTCATCTTTACTGTTCCATAAGTGTACTTGGTATAAGAATGGTTTGGTTCTAGGAAGCCACACAACTATCATTTTGTCGAAAGAAACTGCGTCTGGAGGAGCGTCTTTCACTTCTCCAGTCATGCCAGCCCGTTTGATGTCTGACAGCATTTTCTCTAACTTGTTCATGCCTTAGTGTAGTAAGGCTCCTTCGTTCAATTTGAAGTCAGGCATCTTTTGTCGTATCTTACCCTCTCCAGTAACAATGCCTTCCTGGAATCGCTGGGCCATAATGATTACATGCAGTTCGCCCCACAGCTTAAACTGGTCTACATTACGCTGAACGATTACCCAATTTTCTCGTTTGTGTGGTGTGAATAGTCTTGCGCCAATCTTGGGTGGATGACCAATTGCTTTTAGAACAGCACGGTAATTGAACTCAAACTTCATTTCGTCTGGAGCGTCCAGGCCGAATGTGTTCATATAGTTCTGTGCCGGAATTGGTTCGTACAATCCGTATAGCTGAACTTCACAAGTAGACCAGAGTTTACCTCTGTCCTCACGATAAAGCGGGTCAATGGTATCCCTCTGCAAGAGAAGGTCATAGTAGAAAATAGGCGACCCGCCAAAAGTAATGAGTTCCTGGTCCCACTGGTTGAACAGGTCATGCTCTGGGTTATACGGGTCGAAAGTCTGCATGCTTCCGGCTGGTTGATACGGAGTTCCGTCACAATTCTTGATGGCCATACTGTCTATATATAGCATGACGATTAAGAACAAAGACGGTTCAAAGTTCACATTGAAGGCACCCAACCCCCTGATGAAAGATATGTCTCTCTGGAAACAGAAATATAAACTACACAACTGCGATTGGAAGCCGGTAAGTGTCGAAGACACACATGGCCCCACGTTGCTTCCTAGAAACGTAATTCCTGTCAAGGAAACCGTTTCGGCAACGGAAACACCCATTATTCCGGTGTTAGAAGAAGCTCCTGGTCCTCCTGACGATGGCCGAATTCAAGTTTGGTGCCTGCCCGCTCAGGTGAGTGAATTGGTCGATAAATTGTACGGACAGAAATTCCAAAGGATTAAGTACGGCAAAAAGTTCATGTTCGAGGCATTCGTTTTGGAAGAAGACGACCTCTATATGGTCCTATGGACCGATACAAGAGCCGTTACAGAGGGTTCGGTAGTGTTCCCCCGCAATCAAGACAAACGTTGGTGGCGAATCAATGAGATAGTAGACAGAGACGGCGGCTACGCACTAATGGCTGTCGCTTGCGAGTTTACTCCTGAGTTTTCCCAATAGTAACTCCAATACCCATTTCGGCTAATTGTTCTTTGTAGTCGGCTATTGCTTTGAGATAGCCGACTTCATGTATGTCGCTAACCATTTTGCTATACGCCAGCAAATCCTTCTCAGTAACCAAGTATGCAGCCATTCTCTCAATAAGGTCTTCATGCTGCCCATATTTCTCTTTAAGAAGGTCAAACATGAACTTCTTGAGAGCCATACCCCTGGGATTCTGTATAAGCTGTTCTAGTCTCATAGTTTAACTTAGGAATTGACGAAATGATTCAGTCGTCCTATAGTGATAATTTCCTTCGGCGTTAGTCTAAACTTCTGGCCAGCCGCTTCCGCCGCAGCACGCTTATCAGCAAAATCTTTCAACATCACTGCTAGTCTAGCTTTAATATGTGGTTTGTATTTAACTGCCTCTGGATGGTTTAGAATATCGTCTAATTTTCCAGTAGGGTCGGCCAATAGTGCGGCTAAAGGATTAGCGGCCATCTTACCTGGCGCTGATGTTGGCTCTTGTGGCTTAGTGATGGCCGCAGGTAGTCCTGTTGTAGCTGGCTTTTCCTCTGCTGGAGGAGCGGCTGGCTTCTCCTTCGGCGCAGGTGCATCATACTTGCCCTGCAAAGGAGGATAGCCATTCTTGGTCATCCAACTAATGATTTCGTCCCTAGATTTTGGTACGTTGTTGTGTTGCAGAACCTGTCCGACAATATCAACACCATACTTCTGAACGATGTTTGCAGGCGTAAGCCATTCAAATTCATGTGGCTCACGTTTTTCGTCCTGGGCATTAGCTATTTCTTGCTTGTTAAGCTCTATCTTAGCCCTAACAGCCATCTGTGCAACAACCTTGACGACGCTTTCAATATCTGTCAAGGATGCAAGTTCTGGCATTCCGACTGATATTGGATGTTCTACGTTGTTTTCGTCAACCAAAACACCGTAACCGTCCTCGGCCAGACCTTGGAACAAGTCGCCAACCCATTCGGCTGGTTCGTCAGGTGTGCCCTCCCATACGGTCGGGATAGATGTGAAGCCTTTCTTCCTCATGTCTGACATCATGGTTGCCCAATCTTCGTCTGACATCTTGCCGAATTGCGCCGGACGGTGCTTCATTAGCCAGTTCTTGAGTTTTTCGTCAACTGCTTTTTGTGCCAACGCCTCTTTTCGAGGGTCATCTGCCTTCATGCCCTGGTTGGTCAGGTCTTCCATCGCCTGGTTATAGATGGCATTAGCTACGTTGGTTGCGTTAAGTAAAGCAGTCTCCAGCTTGCGGCCAGGCTCAGCCATTGATGCGCCTAGCTTGGCAGCAATCTGTTGGTTGATGCCGTTAAAGAAGGCAGCAAGTGGGCCAACGCCTTTGATTAGCCATTGGGAACGAGCGACTTCGGAATGCACTGTCTTATACCAGACACGCATGTTGTCGATGTGACCGCCGAATTCTGATAGTTGGGGTCCACTACTGCCCCCTCTGGCTTTGTCTTCCATTGCTGCACGACCAGCAACTTGACTACCGTATCGTTTGGCACGCTCTCTTTGACGACGAGAGCCAACTGTTTCATCCAAAGCTGCCTGACTAATGGCCCAAGCAAAGTCGTAAGCGTAGTTGATACGACGCATCTTGGTTTGTTTTGCAGCATCGGCCCCTGGTCTTGCCCTATTCAAACAAAGCTTCGGAGCAAAAATGCCCATAAGTGGGTTGTTCAAGTTCAAGACTAACAATGCGGCACAACACGAAACCATGTCTGCTTTGTGCTTTTGCAACACGCTAAGAACTGTTTCTCGCTGTTCTGCCGTGAAGTCTTCTTGTGCATTCTCTTTTCTTTTACGTGCCCCTCTTGACTTGACCCTTTCTAGGTGTGGAGGAATGTCCTCGTCCTCGCCTTTTTTTTGCCAGCCGAGCATGTTGGTCATGTATCTCTCAATACCAGACTTGGCCTCGCCCATTAGACCACCATAGTCGTAAGCGCCTCTGGGTAGACCAGGGGCACCATAGGGCATATATTGTTCTATGATTTGCCTGATGACATCTGGATTTGTAGGGACGGCCTTTCCGGCCCGACGTTGCTGGTAGTTTGGCGAAAATCCACCTAGAACGAAACGTCGGTTAACACCTCTAAATTTGTCGGCCCACTTGTGTTTGTATTCTGGGTCGTTAGCGGCAGCGGTTATGTGGTAAGCGTCTCTCTGGTTTTCTCGAAGATGCTTCCTCTGCGCAGGAGTCAAAAGGTCATAATGACGAAATAGGTTCTTAATCCTACCGATTGAACGCCAGTCCTTGTTGGGCTTTTCTGCATCTATTTCGTTTTTTGATACTTTCTTCTGTATTGCTAAAATTCTCTCTTTGTCTTTTTTGGTAAGCGGCTTGCGAGACAAAAACTGTGCGGCTTTCTGTTGTGCGTCATGCTTCTTCATGAAAAGTTCGCCTAGCTTGTTTTCAATCTCCTCACGCTTGTCTTCTAATTCAGGAGTATTTGCATCATACATGCTGGGATGGCGACGAAGTTCGATAATTTCCTTGTCGATTTTCTTTAACTCAGCCTCGGCTTTTTTAAGTGTTTGTGCTTCTTCTTGACCAAGAGGATGGCTCTGACTTCCGGCCTCTCTTTGTCGCAACATCTCCAACTCTTGCTTGAGGTTAATGTTGTTCTTGTAGTAGCCGCCTTGTATACGCTTTACCAACGCATCTCTCTGAGCGTCAGAAAGAGAAGCCTCGGGGGAGCCTTTTAGGTTAGGAAGGACACGGCCCGACCCCAGAACCGGCATAGGCAACACTTCGGTAAAACTTTCTTCTGGTTCGTTCTTGGTCCTAATGCTGTAGTTGACTTTTTTGTAAATGACTGGAAGTTCTAGTCCATGCGGCTTGCCTGTAACGGACGGCGGTGCCGTGTCTTCGTCTCCGTCCTCACTGTCGTCATCATCATCGTCATCATCATCGTCATCATCTTCGTCTTTTACGTCTTCCTGACCCAACTCGTCAGCCCATCGCAGGAAGGACTGAGAGGGCTTCTTTCGATGAGTTGGTACAAACTTTCCACGGTATGGGTCGAAGACTGCCTCAACGTCCCGACCAGTTTCAGGGTCTTTAGTTGTTTGGGTGGACACCCCTAGTAAAGGGGCTTCGACATTTTCGCCATTGTCAATGTACGCACTTCCTCTAATCCAGGCATTTAGAACGTCACTAGCTACCTGGTGCTTAATGACTGTCATTCCAGCCATGTGGTGCGGCGGTTGCTTCTTCTTCTTTTTGGCTTCTGCTTCACTGCTAGAAATCAAGTCAATCATATCGTCGTCGATGCGATTGGGTTTAGTTAAGTCGAAGTCATAGAAGCCGCCCTTATATGTATCTCGGGGTTGTAATTGCATATCCCTGGTTGCATCAGTGTGGTTGGGGAACACCATAACCTGGTCAATGCCTGGACCTTCTATTTCCGGCGTTTGCTTTGCAGCCTTGACAGTTTTGTCTTCGTTGGGGTCGTTGCAGTAGTCGTAGTCTTGTTCTTCGTCGTCAGTATCGGGCTTAGGCTTGCTGACTTTGACAGGGGCCTCAAGTTTCTTAAACAGTTTTTGGAAACCAACGTAAAGCTGCTTCTGGTTTGGCAAGGGCTTAATGGTGATTGTAGTGCCATTGCGTACGTTGAATACAATGTTATCCACCCAGTCTGGAAGGTGGGCATCGTCCAGGTTGTTCTTCTCTCTGGCCTCGGAAGCCGCAAGCATACCCTCGTTGTAACGCCATTCTAGGGCCTTCTTCCAGAACTTAGGAGGGAACTGAATAAGGAACTTCCAATCTTCATCGTCAAAGAGAATTGGTGGTTTCTCGATGTTGCCACCGAGTTTGGAAGCAAACGCACCTTCGTCGTCATCATCTTCGTCCCAATCAAAGGCTTCTTTGAAACTCTTTAGGGTATCTGTTCGAGCAAAGAAGTCGTTGAAGTCCAAAATTTGGTCTGCTACATTTATCTTTCCAATCATCGTAACGTATATATCTCTGAAATGAATAATTGCACACCATGTAAGAGCAATACGTTGTTTATAAATATGCCGACTAATAACGCCGTTGCCAACAAAAGCTGTACGGCGGTGTCAAACACTACTGAGGGTATTACTACTCAAGTAGACATTCCTATCCCAAGACGACCTAACCGTGAGTTGGTTAGAGAGCAAATCAAAGACTACGTTTTGCTCAATCTTGGGGCACCCGTCGTCAAGATAGAACTAGACCAACAAAACCTAGATGGGGCAGTTGACTTTGCTCTCCAGGTTTTTGAGGAATACTGTGGTCGAGAGTATTACACCTATTACACCTTCCTCACCGTGCCCGGCCAGTCGGTCTATAAAATGCCTGATGAAGTTGGCTTAATTCGCAACGTTTACTACAAGAAACAAGGAAACTTTGGTTTCCAAGGGTCTGACCTGGGTGGTGCGTTGCCTATCGAATACTTCTATCCGGGTGGCGCTTATGGCAGTACGCAGGGCGGTTTGATTGACCCTACACAGCCGATGTGGGGGAGAATGGGAGAGTGGGTACTATACAAGCAGTACGAGCAGATGTATACCCGTATTAGCAGCCAGATTGGTGGATGGGAATGGGTTGGCGGACTTGGTAATATCAAGCTCTACCCCATTCCTTGTCGGTCGGTATGGGTTAGTGTTCAATACTTGCAGAAGCATGCCGACTTCAAACAGGTCACGCAAGCTATGCAAGAGGGAGCTTTGTGCTTCGCTAAGATAATGCTAGGCCGCATCAGAAGCAAGTATCAGCAGCTACCGGGACCGGGCCAGGGTATGCAGCTAGACGGTCAGGCTTTGTTGCAGGAAGGCCGTGAGGAGAAGAAGGAGTGGGAAGAAAGATTGATTTATAGGTTCGGCGAGCCGCAACAACCAATCTTTATGGACTAAATAGGACTATGAGACATTTTAGGGCTTACTTGAATGAACAAAGGATGGGCGAATGGGTCTGCATGGCCCGTCTGCCTATGCTTACCGAAGCCGCCGAGGGCACTCGCTATAGTGTGGAGGTCAACTTCCGCACTACGCCCGATGAGTCCTTGGAAGCTTTTGCTAAGATAGCTCTAGGCTATGTTAGTGCCGGTCTAAAGCAGCATAATTTTCATGTCAAGCACGTTTACACCGAAAAACCAATTCGCATCTTAGTTTCCAGCCGCAACTGGGACGACGGGGAATGGGTAGTCTTAGTTTCTTGGAACCCTGAACATAAATGCTTTGTTTGTTCCAAAGGGTTTTACAACAAAGACAGGCGTACCGTATCCGTTCACTCCAGCGAGAAGTGTAATGCCGATAATGCGGCTGAAATAACCAAGCAAGTGTACAATTTAATGCATCACTTGAAAAGTCAGCCTGACCGCCACCAAGAGAAGCTAAAGCCTGTTCCTCTCAAGAGGGGGCCTAAGAGTTAAGTGGAGGCAAGCCTTCTTTGTTTGCCATTCTTCCTTCTTTATCACCGCCACAGCGCACGTAATGCTCAAATCCGCAAGTCACGGATTTGTTGTCAATCATCTTCTTAACATCAGGGTACTTGTTGACATAGAACTCCTCGTCAAAGCCTGGGTTAGAGAAATCACAGATGTCCTCCAGCAAGTAGTTGACGTTATAGTCAGACCAGTCTTGCAGTTGTCTAGTGAAGTAGCATATTACCGAACGTTTGATTAACGGGAATCCTTTTTCAAGCAGGAAAGGCACACAGAAGTTTGGCAGGCTGTGGCCGGATGAGATAGTGACCGGATATTGTGCCCACATGCGTACTTTTTTCTTCCGCAGGCAGTCACTCAAGCCTACCTCATAAGTGTTAATGACATCCTGCTTGCCGGTCCTAATGATGCCATGAGCATTGAAGTATTCCCGGACCGAGCCAGTGATTTTCTGTCTCCAGCCGAAGAAGTAAGACTGGACATGGGTGGATATTTGGGAGTTAGCGGTCAGGCCATAGTAGTCGAAGTTGTTCTTATCCGTCCACTGGAAAAAACTGTTTAGTCTTTTCACTGGTATGCAGGAGTCGTTGACTAACAAGATGTCGTCGTAAATCTGAATTTTTTCCGACTCTTCGTTAAGGCCACGATACCAGGCCCCAAAGTCCCATCCTTCGTTTGGATAGATGTGGAAGTTTATTCTGCGGTTCGAGAGGTAGGCTTGTGACTCGCTATTCAGCCTTCCTACCGCTAGTACGGTGACTTTAGCGTGGATGCTTAGTTCTTCGATGTAGACCTTGCGGAAGTTCTGCAATTCGCCGGTCGGCGAATACATGACAAAGAGACACAATTTCATTTCGATGCTCCGTTTCTTTCTATTTCTATTCTACACTATTCGTGCTCACTAGTAGAGTTTTGTTTTATTTTTTTGCAATGCCTAAATAAAGAGATGTATTACCACATTGGACAAGGCGGTCGCCGCTATTGGGGGGACAAGGGTGCAGGCATCCTGTTCACAGACGGGGCGAGCATTCTGTTGCTCAAACGTGCGACAGAGGGCGCAGCCGCAGACCACGGGGAAACCTGGGGCATCCCTGGGGGGAAAGCTGAAAAAGGCGAAATGCCTATCGAAACAGCGGTTAGAGAGACAAAGGAGGAGGCGGGCAACGTCGAGGGCACAAGGTTTGCGCAGTTTGATGAGAGAGACGGACGCCATGTGTTTACTGTCTTTTTGTACAAGGTAAGAACCCCCTTCGAGGTCAAACTGAGCGATGAACACACAGACTCAAAATGGATTGCCCTGTCCGACCTCAAGAAGTTCCCCCTCCACCCCAAGTTTGAGGAGCATCTGCCCTATTATTTGAAGGCTATACAGCGGAAATTTCACAAAACCACCACGGTTGACTCTTGAAAATCAGGTTGTACAGTGCTAAACTACTAGGGAATCGCCGCTCTAACAGAAAGGTTGGTGACTAATGCTGTTGCACATTAGGCGAACGGGAAAAGTTGCCGTGGACGAAATGTGTGTGTGTGGCCACCCGAAATCCCTTCATGGGAGCCACACACACCACGGCGAGCGTCAGATGCTACGAGTTGCGGAATCTGGCAACTGTTGTGCGGGCGAATGCGCATGTGCCAGATTCCGTTGGGCAAGCTGGATTTACGATGAGACTAGGCAACAAAAGCACGCTCTCTAATTTCATCCAGCGTCGTTGTGTACATGACTTTCCCGTTGAGGAAAACGTCCAGAAGATAGTCAGTTCTCGGGTCGCCCGGCCCGGCAGTCACAAGTTTTGGTTTTCCTCCAGCCACAGGACTTTCAGCCCCTAACACTAGCTTCATTCGGCCATGCTTAGAGTGCTTCCTTGGGTCTGTCGATGGCTGCTTGAACACCGCTTGTTCAACTCCGTTAATGATTGCACTGGAGCATTTGAAGGCAAATCTCTGTGTGTCTCTGTTGAGCTTTTGCAATAACCCCCCACCAGAACCGAATGCGATATTGTCTGTGGACCACCGTGCGCTTTTCAAGGCTTGCAAACAAGTCTTGAAAGTTGGGAAGTCAATGCCGTCGCCCTGGATAACCCTTACCTTGGGATGAAGCATCATGTATCCTTTGGCGTTTTTCTCTGTGCCGAACACCTGCCCTGTCCAGGCAATGACTTGTAACAAGGTGTCGGGTAGCTTGCCAGAGTCGGGCCTAATGACTAGGATGCCGTCTCGGGCATACACTTGTTCTTTTAGTGTGTGCCAGGTTCCCATAATGGCTGAGTTGATGTCGTAGGAATCACTAACGACTGCCACCAAACCAGTTGGGTATTGTTCCAGCATGTTCCTGAACGCATCGTTTTGTCCCTTACTGCCCCAGCATGTCATTGTGCTGTGTTCGGCAGCAGGGATTGAGTACCCGGCAACTGGACAAGAATAGTAGTCTCTGGCCACAACTAAAGCTTCCAGGGTGTCTGTGCCTTTGAAGTTGACCAGGTGGGCACAACCGCCCAACCCGGCAGATTCAACAGAACTCACACCCCGGAAGCCGAAGTCATGTAATTTGAAGTCTACTAGAAGTGGGTCGCCGGTATCTTCCAAGTAGTTCAGCAGCATGATTTTCATTTCTCGGGACTGAGTAGCGACCGTGCTACCGTACCACACCTGCACTAGTAGTGTCTCAAGATAGCTAGTTAGCCAAGCACATGCCGGGTCTGTGTTCTCTACCGTCATCATGACGTTGTTAATGGGAACGCATGTTCCTTCCTGCACCGCCTTGATGCGGATAGGCAGGTGCCCGTCGTGTTTCTCTAGGATGTATTCCCACCCTTTGCGGTTGAAAAGAGTCGGGTCATTGAAGTGCTGAGCAAATAAGGCGGCAGCTTCTTCAATCTTTTCTTTAGTGACTACCTTGCCCTCAAGGTATTTCTTGAGGATGTATTGCAAGCTAAAGAAACAAGTTTCAGGGAAAACCGCACCATCCCTGCACTCCATGTAGGAGTACACATACTCTGTGCCAGGCGGGTACTGTCGCCAGTGGGTGACTTTGTAACTGTCAGTTAGCAGGAGCAGATTGTTCATCTTCCACCATTGTTTTGATAAGGAATTGCATGTCTTCCCAAACGTCAGGTTTCCTGCCTGGGTTATGTAACAGGAAGCTGGGATGGAAAGTGCAAATCACTTTTCTGTTGTTGAGATTAAAAACCTGGCCTCTTAGCATACTAATGGGTGTTTTAACCCCTAAGAGGTTTTGTGCCGCACATCCCCCTAAGCATACTATGTACTTCGGGTTGACCACTTTGATTTGCAGGTCCAGGAAAGGACGGCAGTTAGTGGCTTCTTCTGTTATAGGAGTCCGATTCCCTGGAGGGCGACATTTACAGATGTTAGCGATGTAAACGTCTTCCCGCTTCCACCCACAGGCTGTAAGGATGTTCGTTAGTAGTTGACCAGCAGGCCCGACAAAGGGTTCACCTTTCTCGTCTTCTTTCTGACCTGGTGCTTCTCCTATGAACATCACTTTAGCGTCAGAATTGCCTGTCCCGAACACCGTTCGTGACCGATTGCTTACTAAGTCTGAGCATTTAGTGCATTGCACAACCTGCTCATCCAGCATCGAAAGCATTTGCAGCTTATTCATTGGTACTATGCAACCCTGGTCCTTTGGATGTTAATGTTCTGACTAGTGGCCTTGAGATACTGCGTGAATGTTTTTATGCAGTATTTAGGCATCACTGCCATTTCTTATCATGCCACTCTTCCACCGCTTGTTCCCAATGCTCAAGGTGTTTCCCTTCCGGCTTTCCCTGCTCCAGCCAGATGTAGTACGCCCGCACCCTTGTCCGTTCTTTAAGTTCCTCCCAGGGTTTGTCCCAGACCAGGTAGAGTTGCTCATGGATGGAAACGCCATTATTCAGGAGGGTTCTAGCCTCCCGCAGTTGGGTGTGAAAGCATTGCAGTGGCGTGTTGCCGTCTTCGGGGATGTGCCAAAAGTGGGGGAAGCCCGTTAATCCCCAGATAATTTCTGAGAGTTGGTTCGGGGTGGCGTCGGGGAAGTATTCTTGGGCAATCTCTTTGGGAGTACCGTCCCACGGCTCTGTGTTCTCAGGTGGGAGTTTCGGTAGACCTAGTGATTTTGTCATTTGTCTTCTTCCTCGTCTTCATGGTAGGGGCGACGGCGGTATTTCCACCAGTTAGCGGGGTCGTCGTCCTTCTCGTCTTCTTGCTTCGCTTTCTTGCGCAAGTTTCCGATAGTCATTCGAGTGCTTATTGTACTCAAAATGAACCCCAACACCATGCCAATAATTATGCCGACGAGAAAAACATCCATGCCTTTATGGTAGCTTGCCTGCCCTATTTTTATGCCCTTCGAGGGGGTACTAGGTCGAACAGCAATCTGTCAAATTGTTCCTTGTCGGCGTCGTCTGTGTAGCTTCTCAGCTTGAATAAGGTCTGACGGCAAACCTTGCGCACTTCCCATTCCAGCATATTTAACATCTGTGCAAGCTGCTGCGGCTTGATTGGGTCTTTTTCGTCCAGGCCGTAACGCCTGGCAAGGATGACGAATTCTTTGTCTTCGAGAGGCGCTTTTAGCAGCAAATCCATCAACAGTTTGCGGTCTTCGGTACGCACGGTTGCTCCTTATTCAAGGGGTTCCCATTGATAGAATCCCACGCCCTCATTCTACCCCGAAAACCCAGGATGTAAAGCGGTTGGACGAGAATCTCTTATTAAATTTCAAAGCTAGACTACTATCTTACTCTATCACCAAATCAGGAGGACTCATGTTGAGAAATATCTTTTTCACCTTGTTACTATTTGCATTAGCATTACCAAGTTACGCCCAAGAATCTAAAGAACCGAAAACAGTCAAAGAGTCGCCAAAAACAGTTGATGCTCCTGTACCACCAGCTTCTCCATCCAAGGTAGAAGGTCTTGAGCTACCTCCAGACATGAGTGTTGGCTTTGATGAAGGATTCATTAGCCTGACCGCTAAGTGTAGCGGTCCTGTGAAGTGGCTGGTAGTTAGTGCTGTGAAAGTCAAGTATCAAACCATCCCGCAAAATAACTCAATCATTATTTCGGTGCCACCCGCAGGTGGTTTGGTTACTGTATTCGCTATTGGTGTGGTCGATGGGAAATTGACCGAATTTGCTCGTACCAACGTAAACATTACAGCCCCACTAGCAACCGGACCAGAAGCAGGCCCTAAAGGGGTTGCTCCTGTGGTTGAGGGGCCATTGCATGTAACTTTCTTGATTGATATGGACACCGCAACTCCCACAATGGCTCAGTTGCTTAATTCTCCGACGCTGCGACAGGGTATTTCTGCGAAGGGGCACTTTAGGGTTTATGACATCAAGGACAAGATTGTCGCCGGGAAGAAGCTAACTCCTTTCGTCACTAAGGTAGGCGGCTCGGCGGTCATGATTGTGCAGCGAAATGACGGTGTGGTTATTTCGGCAGTAGCCATACCTAACACCGAAGCTGATATTCTGGCCGTCGTTAACGGAACCAAGTAATTACCAGGTAATTACCTAGAAATTAGTATTGGATGGTACTAGTATTTTTGGGATAATGGGAGGCACTATAAGGATTATCTAATGAAATATATCCTCTTTGTTCTTTTGTTTGTTTGCATCATAGCTCCTGCATTTATCCTGGCTCAGGATAATCCGCCAAAACAAGCTCCGCTAGTTGCTGTAAAGTTGTATACGCCCGATAGTGCAGTCAAGTTTGCAGCGGCTGATATTGCTACTCTGCCGCCCGAAGAAGCAAAGTTTACTCGTTATCTGTCACTTTACAGCATCCCTCCAGAACGGAGAAGGGCGTATGGACAGACCCTATCGTTTGTTGTTAATTCACTGAGTCAACGTCGCCGAATTTACATTCCTGTTTTTGTTGGTGGAACGGATGAAACTCTCATTCGTATCAACATTGAGAACTACGATTGGGATGCTCAGTCGTGGGAGAATTTGGGCAAGAAGGGCAGTGGTGTCAAGCCTCAAGCCGAACCCTATTTTCATGCGCTGATAGAAAAAATTGACTCAACGACCAAGCTAGAACGCAAAACTATTACCAGAAAAAAGAAAGTTGAAACTGGTTATTATAACCAAGCGGGTCAGAAGCTATATAGAGAAGTCGAAGTAACGGAGGAGGTTGATGTAGAGGTCAAAGGCGACCCTGTGAAGAACAGGGTTTTAGCGGCGGCTCCTTGGGTAGACCCTGTGGCTATTGCAGCCCTTATCAAAGCAACTAATTCAGAGTTCCCTGTAATGAGGGCCGATTGGTTTATTATTAAGGCTACCCTGCCTCCTGCTTACTACGACTTCCTCAAGTTAGGGGATGACATCAAGGATTTTGAGCGTCTTATCTTTACTGACCAGAAATTAGCAGAGAAGGCACGTTCACAATTCAAGGGTGTTGTCGTAACCTCTATTGTTGCTCGCAACAACAGAACTTTGCTGCGAAGTCCGACGTTCACCAATGGCTACTATTGGCAGAGCCACGACTCCTTGAGCAGCGTTGATGACCGTCAGTATGTGCAGAATATATTGAATGAAAAGTTCGATGCAACTGAGGATATTGGTACGTTGCCAAATGGCTTGCAAGCCTATTTCCTAACGGATGGCAAAGGAAAACGGTTAGACTTTGCCAACCCCGACGTTGCTATCGACAACACGGCAGTAGACCGTATTGTACGAACTGGTCGTAGTTGCATGATATGTCATAGTGAGGGAATTAAGCCTATAGATGACGAAATTCGAACTCTAACCAAGAAATTACAGAATAAAGAAGCCATCAAGCTCTTAATAGCTAACAAAGAAGATGCTTTCAAGATTGATGACCTGTTCGGCACAGACTTGGATAAGCAAATTATAAAAGACCAAAATATTTTTTCCGAGGCCGTGGCTGAAACTACAGGACTTCCGATGGATGTGAATGCAAAACAGTATGCCGCTATTTACGATTGGTATGCTGAGCATCTACTTACAGTAGAGGACGTTGTGCGGGAGGTTGGTTTACCGCCCGACTTGTTAGAAAAGTACGTCCGGCTGAGTAATGACAATGTGATATTGGGGCTGGTTAAACAGCCCATTCGACCCATTCGGCGTGACCAATGGGAACGGTCCTTCCAAGGCTTTATGATAATTGTCATTGCGGCACAGCAGGGTGCAGTGCCGATTCAGCCTCAACCGCCTTTTGTAAAACAAACCCAATAAAAAGGAAAACATGAATGATAAACTTTTCAAATTGATAGTGTACTTGGGGCTGATAGCCGTCGCTGTGGCCCCTTCAAATGTGTTTGCTCAGTCATGCGGCCCTAGAAGGGTTGTAGTGACAACACCGCATGTGGTTCATACCCCAGTAGTTACTCCCATAGTTAAAGAGGTAGTTACTCCGGTTGCAGTGCCAGTTCTCGTACCCGCCTTCCAGTTTCAATACTCCCCTCCCTGCGTAACTCCAGGGTATGCAGCCGCCCCAGCTTATGGCGTACCTCATGGTGCAGGTTATGCACAACCAGGATATTCCGCAGGTTATGGGGCGCAAGGCTATGCAGGAGCGCCAGGCTATGGCCAGGGTGTTCCTCCAATGGCACAGCCAGGGTATCAACAAGGTGCTGCCCCTCAGCCAGGACAGCCTGGAGAGAGTCAGCAAGACATGGTTCGAGCTTTGGCTAAGGCTCTGCTAGAGGAAATGAGCCGTCAGTCTCAGGCACAAGCACCTGCGGGTGGCCCGCCTGATGCTGGTCCACCTGCGGCACCCGCTCCAGTAGGTGGCCCAAATCCCGCTCCAGCTAATCCTAACCCATTCCCGACCGCACTCCCTAATCAGTTTCCCGCAGGACCAAACGGTCAGGCGTTGGCAACCTTTGCATATAACGCAACGATTAAGAACTGTGCTGCCTGTCACACAGGCATCGGGTCTAAGGGCGACACCATCATCTTCTCACAGCCTGGAGTGCTAAATCCAGCCGCTCCGTGGAAAACAATGGCTAAGGAAGTTCAGGAAGGTCGTATGCCCAGCCGTGATTCACAGTATAGACTTACGCCAGAAGAGGCTCAGGCCATTTTGGCCTGGTATACAGAAATGGGCCGAGCAGGTCGTTAAAAAAAAGTGAGGAACGACACTATATTAGGTGTTCCAAAAATTCAAGTTCGAACACTATCTATGGTGTCAGTTTCCTACAGGAGGTAATATGAAAATTTGGCTAACCAGTATGGTTTTGGCCGTTGCTGCTCTGTTTTATGCAGGCGCAAAGGCTGACGCTGCTGTCGTTGTCCGTGCGGGCAACGTAAGAGTTGTTACACCGGGCTTCAATCGGGTTGCATTTGTTGGTCACAACCACAATTTTGCATTCAACAACCGTTTTGCGGTCAACCGATTTGCTTTCAATCATGGTCATAACTTTGCTTTCAATCATGGTCATAACTTTGCTTTCAATCGTTTTGGCTTCGGTTACAACAACTTCGGCTACAACAACTTCGCTTTCAGCTATCCAGTAGCCAGCTATGCTGCTACTTACGCCGCTCCTAGCTACGCTGTTGCTTGCCCAACTGTTGCAGCCCCAATTACTTACTCGGCACCTGTTTGTGCCCCGGCAGTATCTTATGCTGCTGCACCTGTCTGCGCTCCAGTAGCGTCATACGGTGTTGGTTATGGTGCTGGTTTTGCGGCCCCATACGGTGTTGGATTCGGAGGCTATGGTTTCGGCGCACATAACGTAGGTTATGGCGTTGGATTCAACCGCTTCTTCGGGTTTAACCACTTCAACACCTTCGGTAACAGGTTTGCAGTTCGCACTCATCACTAAGACTGATGGGTAGTAAAACAAAAAACCCCTGGAAGTTATCTTCCAGGGGTTTTTTATTGCTTGTTTTTTTAGCCTAACAAGATTTCGACGCCACTCATTGGGTCTTCGTTAATCAGGACATCTTGCTGCTTGTGCGTTGGCTGACCTTCGTTGAGGGTCTGCTGCGGCTGCGGCGGAATTACCTGTTCTACGGTTCCTTTAGCGGTCACTCTGTCTGGTTGGTTAAGCAGTAGCTTTTGCTCTTGCATAGTGGTACTCCTTTGCTCCTCTGGTGAAATAAGTGTTTCAATAAGCCTCAGTTCATTAGTCCGCAACATGGGCAAAAAGTAACTATCGCCCTGGAACTCGGCCCCACGGGGGACAAGTATCATGTTGCCGACTCTCACGCCTCCCTTAATCGGCGGTTTGGCTAACTGTAAGTCACCTTTAGTGTTGTTCGCAAAAACGTACACCCCTTCGCCTTTAAGAGACTCAGCGATTTTAGCCTTGCGGTTCTCCGCACGCTCAAATCGGTTGAATTTATTGTATTTCATAGTTATAGCCTTTCATAAAACTAACTCTAACTATATAATAACGTTAGACGCTTTTTTCAAGGAGTAATTCAATGAAACCGCCAAAATGGACCGATACTTACCCGCATGGTACTAAGCAGGGTGACGAAGAGGTCAAGTTCTTCATCTCACTAGCAAGAAACCCCAAGTTCCAGTGGCGTAGCACTTCCGCTATCGCTAAGGAATCTGGTTTGACCAAAGAACGAGTCGAAGAAATCATTCAGAAGTACCACAGAAAAGGCATGATATTCCAGAATCCTAAGAATGATGAACAGTGGGGGTATTGGGAACGAGTGCCAGAAATGCTACCTGACGCCAAGAAGTCTATTTCTGGCAAAGACCAGTGCGACCGGGTGAACAAGGCCGTCTCAAAGGATATGGTTTGCAATGATGACCCCTGCATTAGTGGCGATACCATGATGCAGTTCCAGACGCTCAAGACTAGCTATGGTGTCAATCTCCAGATGAAGGACGAATGGATTCCTATTGCCGATGTGAAACAAGAATGGCTAGTAACTAGTCCTCCAGTTGCTAGTGTTTACAACCCTGGTTTTGCCAATTTTGCTCCGACTCCTTGCGATGTGGTGCATGTGAACAAGGAAGGCGACCGCCGTATCTTCTATATCGACGTTGCCAACATGCCTACTGTAAAGGCAGAGAAGTTCATAGAAAACCTCAAGGCTGCGTTCAAAAAGAAAAAGGTCGAGAACGACCCGAAGATGGCTGAACATGTTTTGAAGATGGAAAAGCTGGAAGAACTCAAGCTAGAGGTTATGGCTAAGAACCCTTGTATTATGGGTGTGCCAGTTCCAGAACAAGAGTCGATTCCAGGAGCAGAGATGGGCGAAGCAGTACCGGACGACGTTGCGTATTTTCGCAGCAGGCTTTTTACACCACTGAACTTCCCCAAGGATGCCGGTAAGTCTGACTACAAGATATAAACTTCCAGATACTGTAGCGTCTGGACACGCTTTGCAACTCCTAACAAAAACAAGGCGACCTTGCGCAGGGTCGCCTTGTTTTTCTAGTGTGTCAGAAGTTACCAGGTGCTTTACGGCTTGGCTTGTGGCTACCCATCTTGAATTTAGCGTCTGCTGCTGTTGGCATGAAGTAGCCATCAGGGTACTGTGAACGCACATAGGCGTCCGGGTAGGCCCAATGAGCAATACCGCCTCGTTTGGTGTCTTCGCTAACGGCAGGAAGCTCAAGCTTTTCGCCTTCTGCCCACTGTAGAAATGTCTTCATAAAAAATCTCCCTTGACAATAAGTTGCAACTTACCCTTATTTATGTTAGTAGTTACGATTTTATGTTATAATTCGGTTTAGCATGACACAACCTGCCGTTATTGTTAGCAAAGTCAAGTTGACTCCTCTGGCAACGCCTCCTTTTGGGGAGTTGTCGGAACATATAGTGCGAACGTGTAACTTTTGTGCTAAAGAGGTTGCTGCCCCGGCCTATGTGGAGCGTATTAACCAAAGACTAGGCGGAAAGAGGGATTTTTATTGCTCATTCTGTCTTCGCAATGACCTTCACACCCGTAATAGCCGACACATCCTAGTTATGAGTTTCCGTAGCATTGTTGGCTATTATTACTACGAGCATTACATCGGTTCCCACACTCCTGCCAGTCGTCGTATGTGGCTAGCCGAAATTGACGATTACGTCCAGGCCCATGCAGAGGTTGGTTTGACCAACCCTGTGTTTAACTACGACCCAAACACCTTGTTATGGTTTGTTGATTTCTCTAAGGTTGGCACTTCAAAAAAGAAAATCAAAGTGGAAGAAATCTTGAAAACTGTGGTTAATGTGCTAGCAACTTTTAACTTACCGGAACAAATACCTGGCATTCAGTCCACCAGGTTCTATGAGAAGTACCGAGACGCAATCATGGAGTTCTATAACCAGCGGTATCGGCCCGAAGGTCGCAAGATGCTTATTCCAACCTTCGTCGGGTGTGTGGGCAATGGCGACAACCGCTTAAACAATGTTCTTGAGAAGACCAGAAATTTCACCATGAATGATATGGTCCCCAGGTAAATCTCTTGACGCCAGACTCTTTTTCAGATAGAATTACTAATTCGGTTATGTCAAAGACATTCACAGAAAGAAAGGACAGGACAATGAGTGGTTCGTTAACGGTCAAGATTACTTCCCGCAAGTCCAAGACTGGACAAGAAGTGTGGGAAGGCACCGCAAATCTCAGCAGCAAACGGGTACGTCCAACCAAGCTGCAAAAGCAGGACGGTGCAACAGAGTACACCACCAGGTCGGCGGTCGCTCAGGCGGCTCAGAAGCTGGCTGATGAGTTGAAGCTTACTCTGAAACTGGACGAGAAAACACCAGTCAAGAAGGCAGCAAAGAAGTCCACCAAGAAAAAGGCCAGCACTACCGCTGGTTGCAGTGGCACCCCCTGCACTCCTCCCTGGATGCAGTAATGGAAGCAAAAAACGCTTGTGAGAAACAACCTGGAATAATCCAGGTTGTTTCTTTTTATAGATGGTGGGTATCAGCTAACAAGAAATATGGCCAGGTGTGTAAATAACTAGTAAGGAGGACACTATGGGTTGTGGTTGTGGGGGTGGAGGTCGTCGCAATGTTTTGCCGCCACCGACACCGAAAACTTCACCTGACAAGGTGCTGCCAATTTTAATGGGACCAGACGGTAAGCCTGTGGTAGCACAGCCTACGGTCATGGAACAGAACCGACACATAGAAAGGCTCAGGAGAGATAAAATCCTGAAACATCTCGGGAAACCCCTGATGCTTTGATATATAGGTTATTCTAAAGGAGACAAAACCGCCATGATGAGATACAAGCAATGGAAATTACTAAATGAGTCGTTGGGTGGCGCACCCCTGACACTCGGCCTGGGTCGCCCATCGACGCTGGGCATTAGCGGCAGTCGTTTTGCCGAAGCCAAGTCTAAGAAGATGCTTGGCGGTGCAGACTTGGGCGGCGGCGATATGCCAATGCCGATGCCAAAGAAGAAGAAGAAGCCACATCCTGACGACGTTCCCGATGAGGAAGGCGATGAGGACTTGGACAGCCTTGGCGGTGATGAGGACGAAATTCCCGACGACGAGGGCGACGAAGATACGGACGACCTTGGCGATGAAGGCGAAGACGACCTTGACGACGAGGGTGGCGACGACGACGTTCCTGACGACCTGGGCGATGACCTGGGCGATGACCTGGGCGATGACCTGGGCGATGACCTGGGCGATGACTTGGGCGGTGACATGGGTGGCGACATGGGTGGCGACGAAGATATGCCTATGCCAGCACCTAAGAAGAAGCCCAACATTCTGGACAAGACCCACATGATTCATCATGGCGCAAAAATGATGAAGAGTGGTGCTAAGATGTTGCACAAGGGTATGAAGGAAGAGAAGGAAGATTGCGGCGACGACCATGACGATGAGGGCGATGAGGAAGAGGGTAAGGCAATCCTTGGCTCCCCAATGGGATTCTGCCACAAGTGCAGCAAGAAACAATCCAAGAAGCAGTCCAAGAAACAATCGAAGAAAATGACCAAAGAAGAGGTCGAGTTCTTTAAGAGCATTCAGAGTCAACTAGGCGGAACCCGTTTCAAACAAGAAAATGGTGAGTTTGTCGTAGACGAAGATGCTGTACTTCCTCCTTCGGACCCAAATGCAAACCTGGTAGACGATAACCAGCCTTCTCCTGGCGATGTAGGGTTTGCTCCGCAACAGCGTGTAGGCACTATTGGTTCGTTTGCCGAATGGCGTGCCCGCCATACTGGCGAGGCCATCAATGAGTGTCGTGGCTGTGGCAAGGGTAGCGAGAAAAAGAAGAAGCCAGCCAAAACTAAGAGGACTACTAAGGCCAAGAAGCCTAATATGTCCTGGTTTGGCTAACGATTCAGGAGAATGACAGATTTCAAACTCTGACATTAAGGCCGGTAACTTGTTGTTACCGGCCTTTTTCTATTGATGTTATGATGAAGGATAGCTATAATCTCACCATGAGATTAAGTAACTTTTGGCTCATTAAGGCTAGAGAGAAAACTTTGTTGAAAATCGTTGAGTGGGCGCAGAAGAATGGGAAGAGGGTACAAACCCTAACCCAGGAAGAAGTGCGAGAAGCCCTAAAGTCTCAGCGTTAAGTTAACAAATACCAAGCTGACGTGAGTAAAGTGACGTTGTGTAGAAACTGGTCAAATCCTATGGACCACCAGAAGGGTGTTATTTTTTGATTCGTCCATAAGTAAGCATTTAACCGACTGGTGCAGTAGTCAATACACAGGTGTATCACAGCATTTATGATGATGAAATAGGCTATCCCACTAGCTGGCAGATGGCCTAGATAGCCTTTGAACAAGCTCAGGCCCAGGAAAAGAACAGCAGTATAAATGCCGATGTGGATTAAGAGTGCCTTGTTGTCTTTGCTCTTGTTTTCTGCCATCCACCTGGACTGAGCAACAAAGTCTCCAACCCAATGTATGAACAAAACGGTTATCAAGATTATCAGCATGGTGGCAATATCTCCGTTTGTTTCGCCGTAAAAAATAGTCTGTTCTCCTTGTCAATCCACATAGGATGACCCTCCATGCTGTCATACTCTAACTCAAAGTACGTTTCTAATTTAGGTCGTTGAAACTCTTCCCACATTTTGTATTTTACCCTACTTATAGGGCCTTGTTTGGAAAAGTATTTGTCCAACTCACTTTGTTCATGCTGCCAGCCGATTCGACGTTCCGAAGCTATGATGTCTTCTATGGTCCTCATCATGAATACTACGGTCATCGGCAGTAAATGGCAATAGGCAGACAACATCGGACCTTGCATCACAAACCTTGTTGCTTGGCGGCACTGCCACATTACATCTATCAGTCTGTTAGGGTCGCCTTCGTCAAAGAAGCGATACTTTAATTCCGAAGCCAATATCTTAACATTACATCTATCAGTCTGTTAGGGTCGCCTTCGTCAAAGAAGCGATACTTTAATTCCGAAGCCAATATCTTAGCTGCAATGGTCGTGCCCGACCTCTGTGGTCCAGTAACCAAAACTCTCTCATGGCCCCCACTCCTCAGTCCAACGATAACGTCTTTAAGAATCATATGGTAACTGAGCGTCAGTTTCTATTTTTTTGTACCCGAACAAAGGCGACAAGAACATACCGGCTACAATCATATCGGCACGGTAAAGCCCATGATTACCTGTGTCTCTCTCCAAACACATGAAGTTGTAGCCTTTTGCTTTTAGAGCCGCCTTCATGGGGAGGTATCTTTCTTCCCAATAGAAACAAGTATCATCTCTGCTGTGGATGAGCAGTATTTTGGTACTAGGGTGTTTGCAAGGAGGTAGCTTATCAGGCTCCAGAATAGCTCCAGAATGGCACAGGACTGCCGCAAAAGGGTGTTCGCTACGAGCGGCCACCTGTAATGCCACAACTGCTCCTGCGCTAAATCCCGCCAAGGCTGTGTTGCGTGAGGTTATGCCAAAGTTACGCCTAATCCTACTTAGGGTCTTAAAGACGTTGACTACAGCAGCATCTATCCCGCTCACAGCAGCTTTTTGGTCCCCTGCCCCGTTAGGAAGCGGATACCATTGCCGGTTGGGTGGGGTGACTCCGACAATAAGGCTTTTGGTTAGCCCTGATTGCTTGTAGAGTTCCACCATCTCCTTGCCCGTACCGTCTCTTCCTGGAAGAGTAACAACACATCCTAAAGGTTTCTTCCGGGACCGCAGAATTCTATCAATCATAGTTAGTATGTTTTCCAGTAGTGGCGAACATCAGCGTTTTCGACGTAATAGCGGTGGCTTAGAACCCGAAGTTCTTCCTCCACGGCAATCTTTTGCCCCTCAGTAAGCTTAGCCCAATCTACAGTGGTTTGTAGGTATTGTATCCTTTTGAGCATTTTAGCGTCTTCTTCTAACCTCTCTTCGGTTATCATAAACTCCACTCCTTGTAAAAGTCGTAACGCTTAATTTGCCGAACTTTTTGAAACTCTTCCATTAGCGGCGACGGCAAGTATTCCTCTATCAATCTCAGGAATTTTTCACCCTGCCGAAGATTTGTTCTGTCGATTGCCGAACGCAAAGTCCTTACGTTGTAGGCATTACAATGGTGAGCGTTGGCCCAATCCGGTCTTGTGGCCCAATCATCGTCTATGGACCAAAGCTCTAGGTGCTGTTTAGTGTGGACGAACTGTACCACAAATTCACAGATGTCGTATACTAACCCAACCAGTCTAGGGCTAGCAAGCCAGAAATTGCCAAGGGTACGGTATTCCAGGCCGTGTGCCGGTCGGCGGTGTCTTCCTGCCTTGCCGTATAGTTTCTTTCTAGCAGCAGAGGTTGGGTCATGGTCTAAAAAGATAGAAGGAAGACCCAAGAACAGGTCCAGCATTCTAACCGCAAAGACCTGGTTGCATTGGTCCTTGAGCATGGTGCAACCAAGATGGACATGCCCACCCGCCGAACGGGAATTGGTCTTCTTGATAGTCCTCTCAGTGTTTTCATCCTCAATGTCAGTCATGGCGTAAGCACACCACTCAATCTTACATCCGACATTGCGTGCGTCAGGGTGGTTCATCTGGTTAGCCGGATAAACCTGAGACGCTTGAGGGACTAGTTTGTAAGGAGCGACCATCTTTGCGTAGAGCTTGAAGCAGTCCCGGAAATTGCACAGGACTTCTTCTTTGGTGCGGCCTGGCGCAATGCCACACTCGGCTAACACGTTGTCGTAGTAGAACTCATGTCCTCCACAACAAACACGACGGTCTTTAGTGCCTTCGACAATGCCGATAGCGCTGTAGTGCTGATTCCCCTTCATCAGCATGAATTCCGGGTCTGCACCCATAGTCCACTTAGCCATTTTTATTCTCCACTGCTTCCCTGTGCCAATAAGGGAACAAAGACTTCATTTCCTGTTGGGAGAACTTGACAATACCCAAGTGGTTGTGCATTACTCCCACGGAAACTTTGGCAGGATAGTTAGCCTTTATGTCTCTATGAAAAATCTTGCGGTCGCCGAACCTCAAGATTCGCCTAATTCCTGGTAATGCATCAATAAGTTGCTTGCGGTCCTTGTTCTGGTAAGGAGTCACTTTTTTGTTGATAACGTCCAAAATGGTGTCTTCATAGTGTCGGCCAACCGTGTGAATGAACCCTATCCGCAAGAAAAGGGCGTACATTGAAATCATGGGCGGCGAAATCATCCACCTGCGACTGCCCTCAAGCAGCCATATCCCGCTGAGGAGGTACTGAGTTGGGGGGTTGGCACATTCGGTAGCCACTGTGGTTTTTAGTTTTAGCTCACGCTCAATCTGGTTAATGAAATCAAGACAGTTAGCGATTTTATGACGGAAGCGGCTGTCTTTAGCACAAGTAACTAGTAATCTGGTTTGTTTGAGGCACAACGGATGGTGTTTCTCAGGGTCATAAGTGAACCCGAAGATTTTTCTCTTAATCTGATGCAAACAACCCTGAATGGCGTCCTGCAAGAAGTCTTTGCAATAAACGAATGGACACACCTGTTTGTTGTCTTGAGATGCAAAGGCGTACTCCAGGCCGCTGCGATATACCTGGTATAATGTGGTCTTAGTGGTGTACCACTCGATTTTCTTTTTTCGACGCATCATATAGTTAATGTAACAGCGTCTTAAAGTCTGGTCAATAGACTAAACAAAAAACCCCGGCTAGTGACCGGGGTTTTTACTAGCCTTACTTAGGCCAGGTATCGAATGTCCTAATCGTCCAGAAGTCGTCTGCGAAGTCGTTCGACATGATGAAGTTATATGGCATCCAGAAGTGTCCCTTGAGGCCCCACCCTACACCCCAAGAATTGCGAATCTTGAATGCTTTTTTGGCGTTGTCATAACCAACCGCTAGTACAGCATGACCGCCTAGCATCTGCTCACCAGTTTTCGGCAATGGCATCATACCACTTGTGAATGCCCAGTTGCCCTGTTCGAAGCTTTCGTAAACGGCGAAACCGAAACTGAACGGAAAACCTGATGCGATGCAAGTTTGCATGTCGTTTAGGCTAAAGTGGTTCACTGCCAAAGGTGTGCCAACCTTGTATTTGGCGGCATCTTTGACTATTGACTGATTTGGCTTAACGGCGAACTTGGCCGTGTTGTACCACCACATAGATTCGTGCGGTACGCCTGCGGTGTGACAAATTTTGATGGATGCTTGAATACTAGCACCAGTGTCCTGATTAACATTGGTTTCTACAGCCCTGGTCCAGTAGTAAATAGCTAGACGAGACGGCATAAACCAATCATGACCTAGCTTCTTCATTAGAAAATGACACATAGCGCCATTAGCGTTAGCTGTACAACTTCCTAGATTCAACTGGTCGTATACCGGAGGGCATTGTGGTTCAAGGTCCACCATAGGCGGTAGCGCAAAACCATGTGGGGCCGTAAACTTATGGAGTTTTGGGCTTGGTAGAGGCCGACGCCAACCGAGTTTTGATGCGATATTGCTCATGCGAGAATCCTCCTTGTAATGCAATGACAAAGTATCTATGCCCCTGAAAGCGTTTTTTTGAAATTATTTACGAAGTTATTTACGAAAACGATATAATATAGACATGGAAGAAACACGTTATCAAAAACGGCGTCGGCTTGGTGTTTGTCTTAGTTGTGAGGCGAAGGTGGTAAATGATACCTGCTATTGTCTGTATCACTTAAAGAAACAACGACTTTACCAAAAGAATTATAGGAAAAAAAAGAGAGAGGCCGGTATTTGCATTTGGCCTGGCTGCAAAGTGCATACTGGCACTAAAGCCTACTGTCTGACTCACCTTAATGAAATAAAGAGGCTGCAACCTGAAAATCATAGTCCACCTTTAACAGAGGACGAATATACCAAGTTACTTGATAAACAAAACAACGCTTGTGCTATTTGTAAGTGTTCTGGCAAGTTGATAATAGACCACGACCATTCTACGCTTGCTGTAAGAGGGTTACTTTGTGGGTCATGCAATACCGGCCTTGGTTGCTTCAAAGACAATTCAAAATACCTTTTGGCTGCAATAGAATACCTGAGAAAGAACAACTAAATAAAGCATGGAAACGTTCCGGGAGTTCTTAGGGCAAGTTGAAAATGATTACTCCGACCACCAGGTTGTCAACCTTTATCTCAACGAACCAGGCCGAAAAATCAGCGAAATTGCTCAAGCAACCAACAAGTCGATTGGTGAAATTTACAGGATTTTGCACTCGTATAATGTGCAGCCTAACCGTTTACGGACAAACCAACAAAATGTCATTGATTTCGCCACAGCAGGTATGGGAATATCTCAAATAGCCGAGTTGACTGGATATTCTTCGAGAAACGTTCGTTACATTCTTAACAAACTGAAATTGGAGAAAAATGCCTGATATAGTTAAGTTCTTTCTTTCAGGTGGAGCAAGTAACTCTAACCCAAATTTATCTTTGGGCGGCGTAATGTCGTCCGTAGAAATCGACTTCTCTGACCCACAAGACAACCTGTTTGATGACGTTCTTTCAGGCGATGCTTTGAATGGGTATATCGACTACCGTTGTTTTTACATCATGAACGTGACCACCGGCCTTGACGCTGTGACTGTCCACAACTTGGAGGTACAGATAGATTCTGAGGTTTCGGGCGGCTCGGACATTGTTCTAGGGGATGATTTGTTGGATGATATGCAGTTGTTAATAATCAGTGGCACTCCTGACGTAAGTGCAAGTCCAAACGTGCTTTTCAACGTTCCAGGGTGGGGTGTATCCTTCCAAGCTTATTATGGCACAACGGGCATTCCTGCTGACGACATAGTTACTTTTGCCGAGAACATTCAAACCGAGATGAATGCCCAGTCTGTTTTTACTGGCGTTACTGCTGTCGCTTTAGATGACATAACAATACTTGTCACTTTTGAGGGATTTCCGGCTAACCACCTGATGCCACTTATTGATATAATAAGTGGAAACCTTGGTGGCGGTGCGACGTTAAGTGTGGCCAAACAGCAAGATGGCGGGCCTGTCCTTGTGACTGCCGAAACCATACCTAATGAAAGGGTAACGCCATCCGTAACACTTGGTTTGACATCGCTGTCTATTGGCGAACTACAGGCGGGCGAGTATTTCCCTGTGTGGGTGAAACGAGTGACCCCGCCTAACTCAGCCGCACTTCTGAACGATAACTTCGTTCTGAATGTGACTGGGGATTATCCATAACCTTTACTCAGTTAAACCATGAAGAAAATTCTTTCCATCGCTATTGTGTTACTGGCTGTGAGCCTTGTACACGGTCAGGTTGTAACTACCGAAAGAACTATAGGTGATTACAAGGAGGACTTAGAAAAAGTAACTAAGTATTCCAAGGAGGTTGGCAAACTAGCAACCTATAGGAGTGCTTCGTTTAAGAACAACAAAACAGGAGAGGTCAAGAAGTTTAACGAATTGCCTGATTTTGAAAAGAACATTTTCTGTCTTTTCCAAAAGTTGAAATTTGAAGACAGCCTGAAAAAGCTGCAAGAGGATTGGGTTACTAACTTCAAGAAGCTCAACGCCGACGCCGACAAGGGGAAGGCCGACGACCCTGATACGGCAGTGGCCAAAGCCAGTCATGTGAGCAAGGCCCTAGATAGTCTGTTTGAGCTAAGGAAACAGGCCGCAGTGGATGCGGAAGCTACCTTAGAAAAGATTTTCAAGGACTTTCCCGACAAGTTTGATGAGAAGGAAAGGGAACTTACTCTCAAACAGTTAAAAGAGATGCATGATAAAGAAAAGTTGATTAAGCGATAATGGAAGAACATCCACCATTTAGTTCCCTTTACGAACTTCTGGATTATGTGATTAAACACACATCACCAGGCAGCAAGGTGTTTATGGGAACAACCCCAACCCCCATTAAACCATCTTGCCCTGCCTGTGGATGGACTCTTGCCGACATCGCTCACCACGCACGCCTGGGTTGCGGTGAGTGTTACGAACACTACAAAGAAGAACTACTCCCCGTGATACTGCACGCTCAGAAAGCAGTTAGGCATGTCGGCAAGCATCCTAAGAACAAGCAGGAGTCACTAGAGGAATTGAGGGTACGACTAGCACACGCCGTCAAGGAAGAAAGATACGAAGATGCTAGTGAAATCAAAAAGCTCATCGAAAATTACAAAAACTAGATTTCTCGCCCGCTGATGAAGGCGAACAAGTCCTGAGCGGCAAAGGCGTTATTTGTAATCATTACACTAATGACAGTTTTCTCCGGGAAAGGAATCGCTTGCGGGAAAACGACATCTACAAATAATGAGGTCGCCGAATAGAAAGTCGTTACATGGGTTTTGTTAGCGGCTTGTAGCTGAACTTTACATGGGCCACCAGACGATGCGGCATAGAACCCCTTGAGAAAAAGGGTCTTGCTGTCTTTAACGGTGTAACTTATCGTTCCTACAGCCTGCGGCTTAATGTCTGGTGCGGTGCCGTAGTGATGGAGAACCCCGTCTTTCGTTTCTGCCGGTACAGCATCTACGGTTCCAGAAACAGGCTGAGTAACACCAGAATTGTCAACTAGCAACCTTCCTTGGGAAGTAAGCTGCAAAGCTTCTTGTTGGCCGTCTGTGGGAGTAGGCAGCTTAGCGTTAAAGACGCCGCCGATAAGAGTGGACTTCTTTGCTGGAGCGCCAGGCAATACTGGTCCTTCTGTCATACCCTCAGTCAGTTGTGGAGTTTGGATGTCACCCATATTATGCTATACTAGTACGAACTGTTTGCTTAATGTTTGCAGAACTTAACCCTCTACCCTTTTCGGGGGTCATGAGCTTCTCAATAACCAGGCCGAGAAGTTGTTTTTTTCTAGGGATGCTGATATTCTTGAACTTAGCAAAGACCCTTTGTAGGAGGGATGCTAGTTGGGCATTGTGTAGTATTTCTTCGATTTCAGGCTGGGCTGCTTGGACTTCTGCTTCTTCTTGAGGATTGGTGCCAGTTACTGGGGCCTCTGGAGCGCTAACCCCTGCCTGGGGGAAACCTTCTTTGATTCGCCATTCTCTCAAGCTTAACATTATTTTCCTCCCATGCTAATCCCGCCAAAAGTTGGTAGTTCGCCTGTATCAAGAAGCTTGGTTTTAGGCTTTTCTTCGCCCTCGCCATTGTCGTCTGCGGTCTTGACCTTCTCTAGTGCTTCTTGAACTCGACCGCCCCAACTACGCACTTGGTCTTCTCTTACACCAAGCAGTTCGGCCAGGGCATCAGCGTTGTTAGTGACACTAATGAAGTTATCCCAAAAGTCGTCACTAATGTTCATGCCGGTGCGTATCGCCATCATTGCTTTGGTGTCGGCGTGCTCCCGCTGTTGCGACATATTCTCCCAAAGCTGTAGAAACGATACCATCACACCCGCCCTTCATGTTTGTTATGACAAGAAAATCAGCACGTCATTCAATGGGTCAGGTGGGTTTGAGCAATAAGTTTTCTTTAGGTAAACTGCCTTCAACCCCGACGCAGTAATGATAGCACCGTTTTGGGCACTAACGTTAAGTCCACCTGGAATTAGCTGGGCGATATTCTCAACGCCTGGAATTAGTCCGGGTAGCCACGTAGTACGAGTGTTCGGTAAATTACTAGCCTCTGTAACGGTTTCATTACCTTCCAGCGATGTACGACTCGGTTGTGACCAATCAACTGCCCCCACGGTGGGCAAGTTAACCTGGAATGTATAAGTTGGCCATAATGTTGCCATAGAATCCTCCTAGCGATATTTATGCTTACTTGTTCATTTTCTTCTTCATGAACTTCTTCTTCTGGTCTAGCGCTCCAAGCCTCAGCATCTCGTCATGGTTCCTGCCGTCCTTGTCCTTGTGTCTAAAGCCGAATATCTCCTCCGGGGCACCCATATTCTGGCCAATTTCCTTGTCTTCTGGCTCCTCATCGTCCTTCTGCTGCCATTTGCTGCGTATGCCCTTCATGCCGTTGTTGCCGTCCTTGTAGTCGCCAACAGGCCCCTGGTCGAAAGTGTTCCCTACGTTCAGTTGATTATGCTCCAGGTTGTTCAGCCATTGACGAAATTTCATAGGTGTATTTAGTTCACAAAAGATAATTACTCGGAGGGGTTATCGCCCTTTGTGCGTGATAGTTTAGGCAGGACCGGCCCCTCCATACCAAATGTCTTGTCGGGGTCATGTTTCTTTTTCTTTTTGTCGCAAAACGGCACGCCAGTTCCCATTGGCCCGCCCGGTCCTTGCCCAAATCCGGGGTCGGCACCGGCCTGTCCACCACCAGCAAAAACACTACCTACGCCTTCTTTTTGCATCTTCTTCTGCATCTTTTTACCAGGGACAGCGCCCGCACTTCCGCCCGCATACAAGTGGAGATTCAGGTCGTTTTTGGCAAGCGCACCAGGGGCGTCGGTGTGGGGGTCGTGCTTCGGTTTTGGTCCCTTCCCTTTCGAGTAGAACATCTCAGTTAGTTGCAAAAACTCACGGAACGTCATATCCTATCTACCTGCCTTGGCCTGAAAGTTTGTAAGAAACCGGGTGTTGTAAAGTTATCTTTTTTAGAAAGCGAGCTTGACATCTGAAAGTTTCGTTCAATAATGATGTTGTACAGCCTGATTTGCCACGTCGGCAAATAGGCAAAACAAGTTAGCCGAAAGAGGTTCTATCATGGACTCCAATGGAACGCACGAATTGCCCCACGCTGCCCCTGTCGCCACGCCGGTTGCTGATGCCCCTGCTGTTGCTGAAAACCTTCCTGAAAACTCCGTTGCCAAGCGGCTTTTCCTGGCTGTACAGGAAGTTGAAGGCGAAATCACGAAGATTGACCAGAGCATCGAACGGGTGACTGCTGAGAAGGACCAGGAAGTCGCCAAGCTCCAGTCTCAGAAGGAAGAACTTTTCCAGTTGCTTCGTCAGTACGGTGGCACCACCAACGGCCATCATGCCCCGGCTTCCAAGAAGGCCAGCCCAAAGCCCTCTACTGCGCCGTCCGGCAAGAAGCGGAAGGGACCGGCACCCGGTTCGCCCTCCCGCAAGGCCCCTCCTGGCGAGAAGACCATCCCGGAACTCATCATGGAGTACATGGAGAACAACCGGAAGGCCACGACCTCCGAGATTCGGCAATATCTGGACGACCTGGGCCGCAGTACGAACCCCGGCGTCGAACTTGGCCGCTTGGTCAAGAAGAACAAAATCAAGCTGGTCGAGCGGGGCAATTATCAGCTTGCCAAGTGATGTTTTTGCAAAAACAGGAATAGCCTAGTGTTTATTTGACCACTAGGCTATTCCTGTTTATTTTGTAACTTTCTATGATATATTACCTGTATGAAGCAGGTAATCAAGGGCATAGACATAAGGAAGTTAAAGCCCGGCACTAAACTTGAGATTTACACTAGACATAGCACTTACTACTTAGAATTTTTGGACTATGGCGGTAAATGTATAGTGTCCGGTGGTGTGCATGTGCCAGAACCCCTCACGGCTCAATATGTAGGTGCAGCTTACCGCAGAGGCGGTCCTATCAGGCCAGGTTGGATTAGTCCTTTCGTAGGCATGGAATTCGCCCTGAGTCAAAAAAGAATCCTCAACACTAGCTCCGTCATCAAGGCAAAAATCATAGGCGATGGATGGGACTATGTTATGGATTGGGAAGAAGAAGCTTGTGATGCATAAATGGCGGCAAACGATGTGCTATAGTCTTGAGGAACCTTATAGACCCCTCTGGCGTTAGTCTGACTCGGTACTTCCCTTTCTGAATCCACACTTCTGATTCAATGCCGCATGTCCGCAAGTAACTCACAACCACTTCACTACTCTTCTTGCCGAAATTGTGAGTGTTTAGAATCACCCTGTCCTTATCTAGCCTCCCGTTGTCCCCGTACCATATAGCTAGTCCTATGTCTCTGAGAGGCTCTAGTGAGGAGGCGGTGATAATTTTGTTGCCGTCCTTGTAAAACATTTTCCTGTAGCAGTTAAACATCGGCCAGCAGCTAGAATGCCAACGGCTGGTGTTAGTCTCCTTTGTGAAAGGACTTTGCGAAGCGAAGTCTTTCAACTCTTTCGCTTTGTAAGCTAACCATGTCTTATTGCAAGACCGCATAAACAGATAACAGTTCTTGCCTTTGGGCGGCATCACTATAGACGACCCGCCCAGGATGGTCCCCATGATTATCTGTATCTGCCAAGGCGAAGGCGTCTTGGGGTTTGTGTGATACGTCATGTCCTATCTAGTGAGTTGGTGAAATTTTTACCAATAATTTGCTAAAAATAGATTGGCAAGAATATGTAAGTGTAGCATCACCTTATAGGAGGTACAATTATGGGAGCTACTAGCGTTACCGGCGTATCCGGTCATGGCAGTGTTGACGGAATCCAGAAGGGTTCGGAACACATGAGTCTTGGCGTCGAGAAACTTATCGGCCCAAGAGTTGTTGCGGCTGGCTCTGCCACCATCGGCGGCGGCGGCACCGTAACTGTTAATTTTCCAACGTTAGGCGGCGTTGCTTCGGACTACATTGCTATCGCTAACGATACCAATAGCACCGTTGCCGCAGTTAACGTAACAGCTTTGACCACATCATCCCTCGCCCTCAAGGGCACTGCGGCTCACGTCGTAAACTGGATGATTATTAAAGCTGGTTTCTAAGTGATATTTGATTTCGCAAGGGGTCAAAGACTCTGTTTTATAGCCTTTCTAATTAACGGAAAAAGCTGTAGCCTCGTTGGTTACAGCTTTTTCCGTTTTTCCGTTTTTACTTATCTGTCCAAAGCCACCAATCGCTCATACTCTTCTTCGGTCATGTCACGGTTAAGTCTGTAGAGGTTATCGACGGCGTTCTCTGGTAAAGTTTCACCATTGCCATGACGCTGGAATGACTAATTAGCCAATAATCAATGATGTGCCTGAGATTGTTACTTTGCAAAGTGATTGTTCTGACAAAGCAAAATGTTTTTCGTGAAACCTTCGGTGGCATACCGCACATAGGACAACACACTTGTTAATTTCTGAGCAAAGGTTCTTCATACTTAGTGTAGTCATTTTAGACACAGAATTGTTTTTCTCAGAAGAGTCTAAGTGATGGAGGTCCAAGTCGCATCCTACAAAGTCACCCTCCCAGCAACAGTTAGGACTACAGCACCCATAAGCAAGCTTTACCTTTCTGATTTCTTCAAGGTTTCTTTTACGCTTGCGTTCCAGTGCTGCGGCGTGCTTGGCGTAATTTTCTCTGACGCTCAAGTAGCATTGCTGCTTCTTTCGTAAGCGTTCTTTGTTTTTTTGATAGTAAGCTTTACTATAAGCTCTTGATTTACTTAATCTTTCGTCTTTATCTTTGTATGGCATTATTCTATAGCATCTGCATCACGCAAGGCTGTTATCAGTTTCATCAGGTGTTTGCACATACCCTCCATTTCTAGTGGATTTGCAGGAGGCCCAATCCCGAGGGAGTTGTATTTGGCTGGTTTACGCCCATGAAGGCTGTGGTCTAGGTGATTGTAGTATGCAAACCTCCATCTAAAATCAGGGCACGAACATCTTACCAACACATCGTTTTCAACCACACTAGGTTTTTTGTACTCATACATTAGTCCATCACTAGCGATGATTCTTGTGTCGGCGTTAGTGTTATATAGTATGTTCTTGAATAAAATTTGTGGATTATATTCTTTTCCCGAGATGGAATTTTGTGCTAGTCCCTTAATGAATAAAGTCTTGACGCCTACAAAAGGTGTCCATTCCATTTGTACTATTTTGATTGGGTCAATCGAGTGCTGCCTTTTGGTAGTGCGGGGGAAGGCATCGACGGCACTTTGATGGAGGTCGTAGAGGGTGGATTCTTGTTGCTTTTGTTGCGTTTGCGGTTCGGCAGGATTCTGATTGGGTTCTGGCGGTGGCTTCATACCAAAGAATTTGCGGAATCTTGGCGATGCTTTTACATCGTCTATCTTGCCATGCGATGGGTCTATTAGTGCTAGCACAAATCCGATAATCCATCGCAATAGCTTATTCTTGGCGTTGCCATGTGCAATAGCCAAGAAAATAACCAAACCCCAGGCAATATAAGCACCCAACAAGAGTTCGCCACCAAGTACCCATTGATGCATAAGGGCTGCAATTTTAGCTAGAATACCACTGAGGAAAGCAGATGTAGCTAAGAAGTGCAGAAAAGCCAGTAATGCACCTACCAATGCTATGATGGCTTCTGCTTTAGCCCATATTGAGGCCGCTGATTTGATTTCCTTGAACTTCTCCCAAATGGTGGCAAAATAAGTTGGTAATGCTCGAATGATTTTGCCGATATGAATGGCCTCGCCAAAATGGACAATGAGTTCGACCGCCAATGGCAGAGAACTCCTCTGCCAGACAGCGATGGCCTCTCCTGCATCTTTGTTACTCAAGACTACTTTGCCTTCGGCTTCTAGTTTCTTGGGGTCTATCGCTGCTAGTTTCCTCATGAGGTCCATAACACTAGCTTTATTTTGCATAACCTCTAACAGTTCAGGGTGGTCATTTATTTCCCTGTGAGCAGTGACGACTTCTCTGCCTATTTCTGGAACACTAGCAGCTATTTGATTGATTTTGTCGGCAACTGCGTCCAAGGCACCAATGCCAGCCCATACGCCTCGCCCAACAGCACTGCCCCCAGACCTCATCCAGTCGGTGAAGCCCTCGTCCATTTCAAGCCACTCAGCAAATTCTAGTGTTTCTGCCATTAAAATATGTATGCGAAACTATCATAAAGCATGAAAGAACAGCAACCCAAAAAAAAATTTGAAGTTAAGTTCCGTATCTTGCCTGATGGAACTATGGAAAAAGACGTTTTCATAGACGGAGAACGTCTTGACTATTCCATTAGTATCAACGATTATTTGGAGGCATCCAAAATGGGGCCTCAGTTCAAACACGCAGTCCAAGACGATATTGTGAAGCATTTTACTAACTCTGTGTCGGAATTTCTAGGACGGCACGTTACTATAGAAGAGATTCAAGAAGCTATCAAAACCGGCTGGATTTAACATGGCACGACCTAGAACACATAATCTTGAAAATCGAGAGTTCGGCAACTGGACAGTGATTCGCTTAGACGACAGTAGGGCCGACAGGTGGATTTGTCGCTGCAATTGTGGGGTTACTAAGTCTATAAATACTGCAAAGTTGCTAAATAGGTCAACTCTTAGTTGTGCTGAATGTTACAAAAAAAGACGACACAAGTCTGGTAACATTCCGAGCAAGTTATGGCATGCTATTGTTTATGGTGCAAAATCAAGAAATTTAGACCTAACCGTTAGCCCTGATTATATATGGGGTTTATTCCTGTCCCAGCAAAGCAGGTGCGCTATTTCTGGTCAGAAGCTAGCAATGGGGGACACTGCATCTTTAGACAGAATTGATTCCGCCCGAGGATACGCTCCAGGAAATGTACAATGGGTACACAAGTCCATCAATATGTCAAAAAGAAACTTGGCCGATGAATCTTTTATCGACTTGTGTCATGTTGTTTCTGGTCATTGTCGTCAAGAATTAGAAAAAACTAACAGTGTTATCCCTTCGCTTGAGAAGTTTATTTTAGTGGATGGCTTTCGCATTGTTCCAGACCTGAGAAAGAGCTACAGTTCTTGGATAGTAGATAAACAAAACGGCAAAAAATACCTGGACTGTTTTGGTAATTTTGGCAGCCAAGCACTTGGCTGGAATTATCCTTCCTTAGTTGCACGCAATGATGAATTAGCATCGGTTATAACTACAAAAATAGCTCATAGTGACATTTACACTGAGTATTACGACAAGTTCGTGAGAATTTTTGCTAGCACCATGCCACAGTTTGAAAAGTTCTTCTTTATAGCTGGAGGAGCTTTGGCTGTGGAAAATAGCCTTAAAGCAGCGTTTGACTGGAAGGTTCAGAAGTTAGGCATTCAAAATAACGAAGAAAGAATCAATAAGCTTGACGTTATCCACTTTGAAAATGCTTTTCACGGAAGAAGCGGATATACTCTTTCTCTAACCAATAGTTCTCCCGTTAAGACAAAATGGTATCCAAAATTTCCCTGGACAAGAGTGCCAATAAGTGATTTAGGGCTAGAACAGGTTGAAAAGGCACTAAAAGAGAACAATGCCGCAGCAGTTATCATCGAACCTATTTTGGGCGAAGGGGGTGATATACACAATACCAAAGAGTTCCTTGAAACTCTGCGGCGTTTAACTTTAGAATATGAATGCCTGCTTATTTTCGACGAAGTGCAAACATGTTTTTCTACAGGGAAAGCTTGGTGTTATCAACACCATTCATGCGTTCCTGATTTGATTTCTTTTGCCAAGAAAGTTCAAGTTGGTGGATTTGCCGCAACGGACAGAGTTAATTTGGAAAGTAACGTCCTTAACACTCCAGGCCGAATCAACTCGACTTTTGGTGCTGACATTGTGGACTTGGTAAGGGCAACCATTATATTGGAAGTCATTGCTAAAGAAAAGTTACTCGATAATGCAGCCAAAGTTGGTGAGTATTTTGTCGAAAAACTTAAAGAGTTGGGCTTACTTAATGCTAGAGGTAAAGGCTCGATGATTGCGTTTGACCTTTCTACTACAGAAGAAAGGGACCACATGCATAACAAGCTGTGTGAAAAGATGCTGTGTCTAAAGTGTGGGGCGAAATCTATTCGATTCCGCCCACACCTGTCATTCTCGGAGGAGGATGCCGATTCTGCTATTGAGATTCTTAAAGCTTGCGCTTAGGGTGCTATTCTGTATGGCTTACTTTTGTCCGCATCGTCGGCTGCATTCTGCTTAGCATGTTGTTGTGCGAAGTGGTCGCTTACTTTCTTCCAAATAGCCGGGAAGTCCTTGTTGCCTTTTAGGTACGGATAGTTCTTGAAGATGTCCGCCAGTGGTGGCATCTGCATAGGATTCTGTGGGGCTGCTGGCTTAGCTGGTGCTGGAGTGGCAGTTGCTAATGGGTCTGTGCTAGCTGCTTGAGTGCCTGGCTGCGTTCCAGGGGCTATTCTAGGCTTCTGAGCATTGTCGGGTGGTGGAGTTAGGTTAACGCCGCCACCGTCTTGTTGTACGGTTGGCACTGCTGCGCCAGCGTTGGCAAACTTGTCGGCGTACTGAGAGCCTGCCCATTTGTTTTTCAGCTTTTCAGCTTTTGCTGCATCTTGGGTCGAACTTCCATCGTTCCAGCCAGACCAGTCGCCTGCGGTCTTGAATGCATTCTTTATGCCGCCCCAAGCATTACCTACAGCACCTTTTGCTTTATTCCAAACGCCGCCTAAACCGCCAGTTAGTCCTTCGTTAATCTGCCGGTCGGTGGAACAAATAATCCACTCCTCGAATTCGGCTACGTCGATGTTATTCTTGACGACGAATTCGGCCAATTTTTGAATGTTCTTGTCACGAACCTGATTAACTAGGAAACTTTCAAAACTCTTCATCTATCCTCCTGGTTTGTTATATATTTAGTCATCGTCGATTATTTCAATATCTCTCATATACTTGATTTGATAAATTGGCAGTCTAGGAATCTCGTCGTTATTCCAAGCGAAAGAAAGAGCATTATTATTTTGGGTGTTCCAAGTAGCCAGCCTGTGCATGGGAACGGCGTAGGACATGAGGGGTATTAACTGCTTAGTACCTCCAGGCCCCTCTCTGGCACGAATCATAATCATGATGCCCACCACCTTGTAATTGTTGAACAAGGCAGAACCAGAGTCGCCTGGAAGCGTATGAATGGTTGTACGAATCAATTCGGAATGACGACCCAACCTGGTCTTTACAGAACTCACTTTACCTACATCCAGACGAGGTTCGTCCCCGAGGCCGCATCCTATGCGTAGCACATCATTACCAATGTAAAGTTTTGAATCGAAATCAATTTCTGCTGTTGGCATTTTCTTGGAACTAACGAATACTCCTACCGCTAGGTCTTGTTCCAGATTGACGTCGTAGAAAGAACAAGGCAGAATCAAGTGGCCTCTTATGGTAGAATCATTGTATTCGTAAACATGAACGTTAAAATCGCCAGGATGGTTTGCAACATGACCAGCAGTAATAAAAACGTTCTGCCATTCAGAACCAACCTTCGTGCTGCGAACGATTACGCCCGTGCCTCCAGTTTCCCTTCCCTCAAGCGCAACCATTACGGTTGGATACAAACACTTATTGTGCAGTTTCAAATCAGGGGTGTCGGCAAAACAACGGGTGGGAACAGTTAATAACAAAAGAAAGAGAAGGATAGTGTGTTTACAGATGCTCATGTTATTATTTAGAAACTGTGAAGACTATTTGTACCTCTTTCCCTAAGAATTACTCTTTCAATAGCTGAGGATACTATCTATGTCAATGCTAGAAGACGCCAAAAAGCAGTTAGAAGCTGCGTACAAATTTGCAGAAATCGACCCGGAAAGCTGGGAGCGTCTGCAATATCCCCAACGTACTCTTCAATGTGCAATTCCTATGCGCCACGATGATGGCACTCTCAAGATATACAAGGCGTTCAGGTGTCAGTATGATACCACACTTGGCCCTGGAAAAGGAGGCATCCGGTTTCATCCCGCTGTGGACCGTGACCATGTGGAGGCTTTGGCCTTCTGGATGACTTTTAAGTGTGCCGTCGTCAAAATCCCCTTCGGCGGCGCAAAGGGTGGAATATCAGTTGACGCCAAATCTTTATCCCACCGGGAGTTAGAAAGATTAAGCAAGGCATACATAGCTGCCTACGCCGACTTCATTGGTCCCGACGTAGACATCCCTGCGCCCGATATGTACACCGACGAGCGGGTCATGGGGTGGATGTATAGCGAATACCGCAAGATTAAGGGTGGACACCCCAAGAACATTGTTACAGGGCTTCCTGTGGCTCTAGGGGGCATCGAAGGCCGCAACTCGGCGACTGGTTACGGCGGTTACTATGTTCTGGAGAACGTTCTGACCCATAAAGACTTCCCTTTGAAGTTCGACAAACCAATTAGCATAGCCCTACAAGGTTTTGGCAAGGTGGGTTACTGGTTCGCAGAGAAGTGCATGGGGGCCAAACTGCCTATCAACATTGTGGCTATTTCTAATGAGTATGGCGGCACTTATTGCCATGCCGGGCTAACTCCGGTACAATGTCGGCAGTCGTTAGATACAACGGCTGAGAAGGCATGGGGTCAAGGGACTCCAATCAGCAATGACGAACTCCTGGGGCTAGATGTCGATGTACTGGTTCCAGCCGCCATTGAGAACGTAATCACGGCAAAAAATGTGGACGCTATCAAGGCTAAGGCGATTCTGGAACTGGCAAACGGCCCAATTACAGCCGAAGCTGACTCTATTCTATATGACCGTGGGACTGTAGTGGTGCCGGATATTCTGGCGAATGCAGGTGGTGTAGTTGTATCCTACTTCGAGTGGGTGCAAAACCGAAATGGTCAAGAAAAGACCATTGAAGAAGTAGATGCCGGGCTTAGAAAGATAATGGGGTACGCAACAGAGCGAACCCTGTCCAGGTACTTCAAGCATAAGATTAGCATGAGAACTGCTGCTTATGCTCTGGCTTTAAGGAGAATTGCCGCAGCTAACGAATGCCTTGGCAATAGGTCTTACTTTCATCAAGGAGTGTAATGAGTGAAGATAGCTACATCTACGTTGAAGATAACAAAACCGTCCGTGTACAATGCGTCGAGTGTCATGAGAAGAACAATCTTGGCGAACTTTGGAGTGCAAGCAATGGGTATGGACCGTGGGACTTTATTTGCAAGTGCGGTAAGGTCATCCATCGTCATAAAGGGAAAGATGAAAATACGACCAGCGTTCAAGATACACGGGGGTAAGTATTACTTGTGCCAATGGGTTCTGGACAATTTCCCTGTTGGCTACGAGAACCTTACCTACGTCGAGCCTTTCTCTGGTGCCGCTAGTGTTATGATGAACAAGCATCCCTCTCAGGAGGAATGCCTTAATGACCTAGACAGCGGTATCGTAGCGATACTGCGTGTAGTGCGTGACCAGTGTGATGAGTTTGTCGCTCGCCTCAAGAAGACCAAGTATACCAAGGAGAACTTTGAACTAGCCCTCACCAGGAAGGAGTTCGCTAGTGATTTGGACCATGCCGTTAATGAGTTTGTGTTGCGAAGAATGAGTAGAGGCGGATTGAAAACTGCCTTCGCCTGGTCTGAACGGAAGAGGGGTGGTCGGCCTGGAGATGAGAATGCATGGAACACCATGCACAAGGTTCTGCCTATTATTTCCGAACGCCTACAGTCGGTTTACATCTTGAACCGCCCCGCAGCCGAAGTCATTAAAGCATTCAATCTCCCAAACACGTTACTCTACATTGACCCACCTTATCTTCCTGATACCCGCTTGAGCAAAAACGCCTACCAGTTTGAAATGGACACTGATGACCATATTGCCTTAGCCGACCAGTTGAAGGCTTTCCGTGGTAAGGTCTTGGTAAGCGGCTACCCCTCCACCCTATACACCCGTTTGTATAAGGGCTGGCGGTGTGAAAAGAAGAAGATAGTCAATCACGCTTCGCAGCAGAAGCAAAAACCAGTTAAGCTTGAAGTGCTTTGGATGAACTACTAGTTTTGCTCTTGTTTTTTTTGTTTATTTCTAGGACACTACAGAAAGTAACTTCAAATACAGGAGAAACTGATGGAAATTCTAGGAACAAACCCAATTTGGCTTGGCGAAATTGTAGAGAGAGTTGATGTTAGGAAAAGCTTGTTCATTCCTGGGCACCAAAAGCTCAGATGGGATGCTTGGCTTGAACGTCAAAAGTGGGATTGGTATTATAATACCATTCTACCTGCTTTCAAAAAGGGCAGAGATACAGGTCGCACCCCTATTGTTTCAGGGTTTGTTATTACTTACGAATTAGCTGGCGACAAACTGAGAATAAAGTATCTCAACGATGGCGCAAATCGCACTTATCATTCCATTCGATTTTTGCGAGCGCAATTCAAAGCACTCGCAACAACAGATAAAGGCAAGAGCGATTTGGCTCTTTTCGAGCAGGTTATTCATGAATGCCAGATTTATGAGCAGTCCAAACTTTTCGATGGAGAGCCAGAGGCGGTCAATGACTACATCAACGCCAACAGTAAAGGGACGGTTGCAACACCTTATGAACTTCTAGGTGCAGAATTTGTTGCCAAGCTTCCCGATTATGAAACTGTTTGGACTCCGATTTTTGAAAAGATTCAGGTAGCGGTAAATAAGAACTTGTCGTTTTTAGGGTTCGACCCAGACAAGCTCAAACGGGAAACCTTACACAAGTTCAAGAGAGATAATCTCGCCCATTTTGTTCGTTTCCTTGGTGCCTACACAAACAAATGGAAGCCATGTGTCACCAATAAAGTGATTGACTGGAATAATCCAAGACACAGGGAGGTAGAAAGGAATTGCTTGCAACTATTTTTGAGTACGTCCGTAGAAGAAATAAAGGAAAAGCTAGAGGAGTTTGCTTTGTTTGTGGAAGACAAGGTAGCTCTCTATCGACAAATCCGTGCCGAAAAAGGCATACAGTTTCTTTCACAAACATCAACAAGCATGAGATGGTGGATTACTTTTGCCATCTGGCATCATAACAATGGGTTCAAAGATAGCACTCTGCGGAAATTTACAGAAAAGTACCTGGATTGCAACGGCGGTGGTACAACGCTTTTGTACAAAAAAGCAAGCCAACCAGGGTTTTCTAATACTAACACCAAACTTCAAGACTTGTGTAACTTGACGGGTATGTACAAAGCATTTGGGCTTAAACCCACAGAGGTTGAAATCATAGATGGCAAACGCAAAAAGCCCAAGCCTTGTGTGCCTGGCTTTGTTCAAAGTCACTTTAAGTCATTTGCTGCCAACGGTGATGGAGAAACTCTTCCAGAGAACAGACGAGAGAACGCAAAGCGGTCAGCAAGGGACGCAGAACCAGCGGAAGTGAAGAGAATCCGTAAGGCTAATGCAAAAACGCCAAAAGCTTGAAACAAAAAACCCCGGTCACTAGGACCGGGGTTTTTTGTTGCTGGAAGCTTAGACCTTCCAGGTAGCCACTGGCGTTCTGTTGCCGAAAACGTTAGTCTTTGGTAATGCGGCGTATGCCTGTGCTGCCGCCTGGTCAGCCGTGTTCAGAACGCCTGCCGGGGCAGCATTTGCTAGTCCTGCTGTCCCGACCAACATATCCGCCACGCCGCCAACCGGAGCGGAGAAGTCGCCTACTTCATCGCTGTAGTCGGCACATACCGCTGCATCGTCAGACTGGAGACATTCCATTTTAACGACGCCTCTGGCCCTAGCTTTGTAGAGCCTATCAGTACGCTTGTTGCTGTTCTGCCAGCCACCCGCTGCCGCTGCTGGCGTTGCGTTGGACCATGCCGCCATGTTGGAGATTGGCGTTCCGGTTGCCTCAGCGATTTCCTTGAGATACTTGGGACTACACCCCAAGTAGGAAATTGTGAAGTTAGGACGCTTCTCCACCGACTGCACTAGCTCCCGCAAGCCACCGACGCTGTAGTGCTTGGACTGGTTTTCCTCACCGTCCGACACAATGTAGACGAAGTACGCTACATTGGGGTCTTCGGGGTTGGTGGTGTCCAGCAACTTCTGGAGGGTGTAGCCAACAGCATCACGCATGGCTGTTGAGCCGCTCGGTTGGTAATCTTCATCACTGGCTTCCTGTAGTTCTTCCACAGGAACGAGCCACTGATGCTCGAAGACTTCGCCGTTGAAAGTTACCACACAGGCTTTGTAGTCGCCAAGGTCTTTCTGCTCCTTGGCGTTCAGCTTGGCCTGCTGGACTTGCTCGTTGAAGCCCATCACGGTTTGTCGTTTGGTAGGTGCCATCGAACCGGAACTATCCAGCACAATGGCAACATAGGTTGTCATTCTACTCATGGTCTTTCCTTTCTTGTTTTTCATTAGTGACTCCACTTCTTGTCGGCGGCGTTGAAACGGTAGCCTGGACTTTGTGCCCACACTACTTGCTTCCCTTTAGCAAAAGGGCGGCGGGCCTCGCCAGCCTCCTTCGCCAAAGAGATTGTCAGCTTCGGCAGGTTTCCGACCCGCTTTAGCTCGTCGAACTTTACCGAGGCATCCCGGTAACGCTTCCTCAGCTTGGCCATTGGCTCAGACCCAACAACCATGTCAAGGATGTTATGGGCTGTCTCGATTGTAACATCAAGTTCGCCCGTTTGCATCGCCACTCTGACAAGCTGGCGTAGTTCAGTAGGAACACCTTCCCACGAACGACCCGTCTGGTCGCAAGTGCCGTCAGGACGCAGAGGACGACCTGGGTATAGCGGGTTCTCGTCCGCATAGGCGTCAATCTTATCACCTACCCGGTAGACCGGCTTGATGGTGCCGCCTACCTCAATGTCCTTGCGACCTTCGTAGCCACCCTTAACTTCCATAAGAAGCTTAAAGGTGTTGTCTACGTCTACGGTGTTGTTGTTATCTGCGAACACGACGAACGGTTCGCCACGGGAAATGTCCTTGAGACGCTTGCCCACAGGGTTGTCGGGTTCGTCGGGGTCATAAGCCTCAACGAGTTCCCGAGGCGTCATCTTTTCGGCCTTCTTGCTACCGACAGGACGCTTTTCTGCACTATCCGGTGGGTTCTTTTCGTCTCGACCACGGAAAATGCCAGCGATTGCTTTGGCAACCAGAACTGGCTGAACGGCGAACTTGCCGACTTCCGTGCGGGGCAGGAAGCTAAGGATGTCTTCGTGAGACATCGCTTTCAGTCGGTCTTCCGTAGTTCCGCCGCTGGCCTTGACACATGAGATGAACTGCTCTGGGTCGATGTAACCCGGTTTGTCTGCACCACCAACGGTGGTGTTGTGTTCGTTGATGACTGCGAGCGCAGCATCAAACTTGTCTTGAATAGACATGCTTCTCTCCTTCGGTGCCGATTGCACCAACTCTAACTTACGCAGCCGATTGCTGCAACTTCGTGGACTTTTCGCACAAGCGAGTCGCTCCACAAACGACTACAGTATCATAGCACGGCTGGCCCAAAAAACAAGTGGAATTTGAAAAAATTTTCTCTTATAAAACATGTCAAGAAAATTTCGTTGGTCATTTGAGGCTGATTTCCCAGAATGTAAAATCAAACCCGAGTTTGTTCGATTAGCTGTCAGACCAGTTGTAAATGAAGATTTTAAGTTTCCACTAGAAGATTGCAATAAAGGTATTCCTGTTGTTATTGATAAGTCTGGTGAGATTGTCACTACTTATTTTGATACAACGGATGACCAGTTTAAGACATTTGCATCTCTAAAATCTCTTGGAACTGGGAAATTAGTTTTGTTGATTCCTGGTCCTGACAAGTGTTGGTGTTGTGGTTTGCCAAAATTATTCTCCATTAGTGGTCCACTAGAGTCGCTAGAAGAATGGACACTAGAAGGGTTAAGTCTTGAAAAGTTTAATCGTGGTGAATTAAATTATACTGGTGAGGATATTATTACAATTGAAGCAACCTGGAAATATGAGAGATTCATTTATCGTTATTGCAAGCCGCTTCTGGAGGCTGTCGCCAAATCTCAGGGTCCACCCGCCGAGCCACCCGCAAAGCCACCAACTGTTGGCAACGGTGGATTGAGTCTCGGAACTCTTGGATGTCATTGTCGGTGTGGTTGCCCAAAGCCAGAAACAGATTCCAAGCCGCCACAAGGTTAGAAAGAACCGCTTGTTCGTCTAGCGTTAGCCCTTTATGGTCTACTGGTGGGGCAAACGGGTGTCCCGTAGGCCAATGTGCCATTGGTGGTTGCTCCCATTCAAATTTGATGTCCGGGTTAAACTTCCAGCCGGGATTCATGAGGCACTGACAAGTGGGTTGTGAAGTAGTCATGTTTTTATCATAGCGATGCGGGATACATACTGTGTTATGAAGAACAATTTTTGGCTGCTGTACCGGCTTCGCAGAAGGCTAGTAGAGCGACTCAACACACTGCTCAAAAAGGGAGCAGACCAATCATCTATCAATGAAACAAAGCAAGACATCACTAAAGTTGCCAAAGAACTTGGCAAGTGGCTCCACGGACATAACACTAGTCCATAGATACACTGATGTCTGATTTTTGCTTTATTCTAGCTTGTCACGATAAAGTTGAAGAGTTATTGTGCCATCTTGAGATACTGACTTTTTACCCAGACCCTTACGATGTAATCATCGTACACTCTGGACCCGACCCTTTGCCGTCTGTTGACATCCTAAGAGGCGTAACGGTCGTAAAGTCTGAAAACACAGGTGCCAATCCTCCTTTGGGGGCTGCACTAGCACTTCTCAACGGTATTATAGCCGCTCGACGACCTCCCCTTCCTTACGTTCAACATACGTTCAAGTATATGTGTTATCGCAACTGTGACGACTGGCTCTTTAATCATAAGCACACCCTTGAAACCTTAGAAAAAATGAAAACTCAGGGCAAGAAGATGGCTGGTTACAATTGGTTTGACGAAGGTGTTTATACCAACCTGACTTTGAATGAGTTGTTTGCCGACATGGCTATTTTCGAAGGTTTAGACCTGGAGGAATGGCGACGGTTCTTCAAAGAGAAAATCATTAAGAAGTGTGAGTTCTTTGTTGCCGACAAACTATTTCCTCTTCTCAAAAGAGGCGAGTTTCTTAGGTTTATTGAAAGAGAGCATGGGACAGGCGTAGGAGTTTATGAGAGGTATCAGCACAACAGTCGATTTTGGAATGAGAAATGGGTAATGATAGGCCATCACAACCAAGACGAAAAAAGGCACGTCTACCACAATGTGCGGCATTTGATACCTTATGCAGATGAGCTAGAGAAGAAAGAAAACTTCGCTTTATGGCTTAGGAAGACCCTACCCGTTGTTTCTGAGCCGCCGCTAGAGCCTTCTTCCAGTTAGGGTTGTCGTTGGGGTCGAATGGGTTCCAGCCGACGCCTTGGGTGGGTTCTGCACCGAAACTTACTGATGTCGGCATTGGCTGGTTATTCTTCCAGTCTTTGGCTTGTTTTCTTTGTGCTTCTCCTTCGTCGCTAAGGCCGAGGTCTGTCTGAATTTCGTCCTCATGCCCCATGCCACTAACCCTACCTGCCCTTCTCTTTGCCAAGGTTCCTGGCTCTAACCCTAGCATGAGTTCATGTTCTGCGTCTGTGTTGTTGGTGGCGTCTTTTTTTCTCTTGGCAGTTGTGCCTCGCACGTAACCCAGGTGGTCATCTTCTTCCTCTTCGGGAGTTAAAGGTGCCTGCGGGTCTTTCTTCTTAAACCAGTCTAGCCAACCTTCGTTCTGAATTAGCCATTCTCTGAACCCAATATCCATGCAGTATTTACGTTAGCAAACAAAAAAGGCCAGGAGGAAAAAAATAAAACCTCCTGGCCAACAACGGAACATCCGTTGCTTGCGTGGGTAGCCCAGACAAGCATACCGAATGTTCTTCAACTGTCAAGATTTGACGGTGTACTTTACACCGTCCACGACCAACCAGTTGATTGTTCTGTGGTCAACCTGACGCAGACGATTCTTTTTGTCGTCACTGTCCAGGTCTTCGACCATGCTTCGGCCAAGCAAAGGTTCTGGCTTTACCAACTTGCCACGCATAGTTCTCTCAGTACCGTCCTGCTTCTGGAAGGAAACGGAAAGAGGCGTATTGGGCGAACCGATGAGAAGTTCAGCAGCCTGTGTTTTAGTGACTTTCTTTTCTTCTTGGAACTGGTCTGCCGAGAGGCAGGTTTCAATGTAGTGAATCTTAAAGAGTGTGGCCCCTGTAGAATGATACTTTCCAAGAATCTTAATCTTGCCAGTATGCACCTTTCGATGGCATTTTACACAAGTTGTTAGCATATTCCACCAGTGATAAGTGCCTCCATCCTTGCCTTCAATAATACGGTGAGCATCTAGGAGGTCGTAGTCGTTTTCACCGCAGAAGAAACACTCCTTGTCGAACAATTTCTTAACTTGTTTCTTAGTGTACTTTTTCATACTTGTAATTATAACAGCCGCTATGTATCCCTGCCAGATTTTTTTACCAATAATACTTTGGCGTGCGTCTATACTGTATGGCTAATTTACCAGAGAACGTCATTCCTGAGTCGGCTACTAGGGACGACTCAGGCAGACGAGTTATTGTCAATTCGGTAGGCGGTCCATCCTGGCCTGATAACAGGACTGGCAAGAAGGTAATTGAGAACTGGAACGGCGATACCATTGGGCAGTACGCCAAAACTGACAAAAAGAAGCGGGCGTTAGAGAATGTTCAAGGAACCGTCGTATGGGGGCCTTACAAGCTCTACTACATGGCCCACTGCAAAGCAACAGACAAGAATGGCAATTACATCAAAAAGGGCGGCAAATACGTCCTTACCAGGAACAAACAGAAGTTCATCACAGAACCTTATTGGAACGTCCTGCTCGACGGTTACAACCGTGAAGTCCTATTCTGTGAGAAAGAATTGACATTTGTAGATTGAAAGAATTTGTAACTTTCTGTCCAAAACTTGTAAATTTTTATAACTTCCACACTACATAAGTGTGGAGGTTATTTTTATGGGTCACGTTTACTTTGTTCAGGAAGTCGAAAGTGGAGCTATTAAGATTGGCTGGTCTAGCAATCTCCGCAAAAGAGTGCTGGCGTTACAGGCATACAGTCCCAATAAGCTTAAATTATTAGCGGCTTTTGAAGGAACTTTAGATACAGAAAAGAAAGTGCATGAGTCCTTCAAAGAATACAGAATAAGAGGGGAATGGTTTCGTCCAGAAAAAGAACTGCTGGACCTTATCGAGAAAAATAAGCTGCAAGAAGTGCCTTTGAATTTGGAAAAGGCTGTGCAGCAATATAATGGTCAGCCATCAAGCGAAGAGGGCAAAGAATGTCGTAAATGGCTAGAACTTGCCGAATATCATATCGAAGATACAGTGCCAGAACCAGAGTCAGAAGATATGCTCTCAGTGGAGGAGGCGGCTTCTGCTCTTGGTATTTCGTCTCAAACCCTGAGAAATTGGGAAAAAAAAGGCATCTTTGTTCCAACCAGAAGTGCTGGTGGTCATCGCAGATACAAAAGAGCAGACGTTTTGGCTTTACGCAAACAACAAATGACGGGATTTGAATTTGTTCTCCCGTGCATAACAGTCAATGACTTGTGGGAGAGTGTTCGTAACTTACTCGCCCCTTTTGACCCTATGGAAAAAATCAACGTTAGTATCCGACAAGATTCTGTGTTGAATAAGGTTCAAATCATTGTAGATTCAGAAGATGGACTAATCACCATCAACAAAAACTTTACTATCAAGGATTAACATGAAGAATTTTTGGTTGGACCGCAAGGGTCCAAAAAAGACACGAATCAATATCTGGCTTTCTGCCAGTATTGCGAATGACGCATTTGAGATGGAGGACAGGACCACCGAGAAGCTCGTAGATTTCTGCGACATCGAAACCGCCCAACTCCAATCATCTGCCGTCACTAACAAGTTCACCCCCGAAGGGACCAATGAAATGTTGAGTCTCCTACGTGTGGGTAAGGCTGTTGGCCCAAAAGGTCTAGGTGCCGATTTCAGCCAGCACCTAGACGCATACCACCGCACTTCAACTCAGTGGTACAAGAAAGCCGACTGGCCACAATCGTTGGATAAAGCAATCGCACAATCCAACAAAGAGATTGGTGAAGCTGAGGCCGCAAAAGTCAAAGAATCGGCTTTTGTGGAACCAGCTACCAAGCCTGTGAAGATTTAGTGAAAAAAGGCCCGCTTGAACTAACAAGCGGGCCTTTTTTCTTTATGGCTGTGCTGGTGGCATCGGGCCTGCCGGGAGCGGCGGCGGCGGCACTGGTAGCGTTGCGGGTGGTGTTGGATTAGCCACATACGGGAACGAATAGGTGCCTAGTGGCACATAAGTAACTGGGTAGAATGCGAAGTGTGGGGCACACCAGTAGTACCATGACAAAGCAAATGGGTCATAGTAAAGGTAGGTGCCGTAACGACGGTCCCAATAGTATCGTGACCAGTGATTGTGGTTGAAACCCCTGTAGAAATAGCCGTAACGGAAATGATGTCCGTGACGATGATGGTAGTTGTGTACGTGCCACCTGTGGGTATGCACTGGCGCAACCGGATGTACATTATGTGGTCGATGATGCACTGTTACTTTCACATTGGCGGCAGGTGGTGGTGCATGCCGGTGATGATGTGAAGGTTGTGAAGGTTGTGAAGGCGGTTGCTTTGATGATGGCTGCTGTGCTAAAACTGGAGCGACTGCTAGAAGAATTACTGATAGTGCGGCAAACAATATTTTCATTTCTTTCTCCTTTAATAATACCACTTAACTTATTATAGGATAGTGACCCCAATGAAATAAGAGGTTAATAGAAAATGCCTGTACACGAAAAAGAAAGAACGTATGTGAGGACGGCGTTCCCTACGTTTCATACAACACCAGAAAGTCCCTTCATTTGGGAGCCGAGCAAACTCCATGTAGTAGCTCCAATCGTTAACGCATGTAGGTTCACTAGCAGATACCATCTGTTTGAACGGTTTGAGAAAATGGTGTTAGATGCGGGTGCGAGGCTGTGGGTAGTGGAAGCAGCTTTCGGTAATCGCCCGCACGTTGTTACTACTCCTGATAATCCTCAACACATTCAGTTGAGAACTTGGTCTGAATTGTGGCACAAAGAAAACCTTATCAACATCGGTATCTCCCGTCTTCCCTCTGATTGGGAATATGTGGCCTGGATTGACCCCGATGTAGACTTCGCACGGCCTGATTGGGTCAATGAAACTCTAAACCAGTTACAACACTTCCACGTTGTTCAGATGTTTACCAACACCCACGACCTGGGGCCTGACTTCAACATCATCAATACCCACATGGGCTTCATCCACCGCTACAAAATTGGCGGTATACCAGCAGCCCCTAAAAACAAGGTGCAACTAACAGGTTACTACGGTGGCCTAGCAAGGGGTAAGAAACCACCAAGCCATTACGCACACCCAGGTTATGCCTGGGCTGCTCGGCGTAAGGCGATTGACGACCTTGGGGGGCTAATCGACTACGCCATCATTGGCTCTGCTGACTGGCACATGGCCTATGCACTTATCGGCCAAATGGAAACGACCCTGAACCAAAAATGGTCAAAGTCGTTGGTGGACCTGATGCTTGAATGGCAGGCCAGGGCGGAAACTTACATCCGTCGTAACGTCGGCTGCGTCCCAGGAAGTATCTTGCATCACTGGCACGGCAAGAAGAAAGACAGGAGATACACTTCCCGTGCGGGCTTCTTGATTGATAACAAGTACGACCCACTTCTTGACCTCAAGCGAGACGCCCAAGGTCTGTGGCAATTAACCGATAGGTCGTTCAAGTTGCGGGACGAACTGAGGAACTATTTCAGGACACGCAACGAAGACTCAGTAGACGTAGAATGAAATACCCAACGATAACAGCACTGATGGTAACAATGGGCCGACTCCCGTTGGTCCGTGAGAGCTACAAGTTCTTTACAAAGCAAACCTACCCTGAGAAGAGGTTGCTTATTGTCACCGACTGTGCCCAAAAAGAACATGAAGCACTTAAAAAGCTAGCCCATGAAGACAAGCGGGTTCTCATAGCGCATGTTGAAGGACGGCTATCGCTCGGCGAACTTCGCAATATCTCTCTTGAATACTCCACATCTGACCTGACCATTCAGTGGGACGACGATGACTGGTATGGACCAACCCGCATTATGGAACAATGGAACGGCTTGAAGAGTTCCAAGGCTGTTATGCTTCAACAGCAACTGCACTACTTTAGGGACTCAAGTAAAGTTGCTTTAACTTGCGACCCGACCGGCATTGAAGGTACTTTGCTAATGGACAGGCGATGCGGCTTAACTTATCCTTCTCAGAAGAAAGGTGAAGACACTGTTCTCAAGAAGGAATTGAAGGAAAGAAACTGGCTGAACCTGGTTACTGGCGGCGTTTGTTACTGCCGCACTTATCATGGCAGCAACACATGGGACAAGGGCCATCACCTTGAGCGTGTGAAGAATTTCAAGAAACCCATCACTAAAAAGGAACTCAAAGATGCGGAAAGAATATATGCAAAGCATATGGTCGAGATGTCCTCTGTGTGACAGATTCTTAGAGGGCGGCTTGCATAGCTCACACTGTCCAGAGGGACATTATGAGTGGAACTCCAGGGGTTCCTACGCTGCCGACACAAGAATCATACAGGACGGCGCAACAGAACACTTCGATTTGGATGATATGTCTAGTGATTGGGAGAAGTTTGAAGCAAGGGTAGACGAACTTAGGCAAAAAAAATCATCGGTGTAATACTCTTGTAACTTACACCTTTTTAGGAGACACAATGACGCTTCCAACCGTAACACTACAAAGCGGCCAGCAGGTAAAATTAGGCCGTATCCGCCCGGTAACAAGACCGCAATGTCTT